GTTGTCGAACCGCCGTATACGGAACCGTACGTACGGTGGTGTGAGAGGTCGATAATTGAACTAATCAATTATCTCCTACTCGATTTTTCATAGGACATCACCTCCTTAAACGCAAACTGGTGTTCTTTAATAGTTGTTTTTAAAACGGTCACGGAATTGACCGCCTTAAATTGTTGAAAATACTATACTTTAACCAATTACAGCTTGTTCTAGAAATAGGGTGAGTTATTTAATTACCATTGAGTATTCTGATCATAAGCTGGGAAGTTATCGTTACCGTTGTCCCATGCATTATCACGAGCACTTACCCAATTTTGAAAGTTTTGTGTTTCACTTCCATCTGGATTTTCAATTCCTTGCTTAACATTGTGATCATGTTGCATTCTAGCTGTTTCAGCTTGTACTTCGGGATCGCCACCATTTGCTTCACAATAGGCAGCGTAAGATGGGTAACCTTTGTAAGGTTCATTGAGAGCTTTATTAAGTTTATCTTCGTCAGAACTATTTTGCGATGAAGATGGGTTAGATGGGATCCCGTTATTACTACTATGTTGAGTGGAAGATTGTGTATCTTGATTACTTTGCGATGAACTTGAAGAAGTAGATGAGCTTCGCTTCTTTTTATTTTGCTTTTTCAACTTAGAATTATCCTTCTTCAAACTACTGGCTTCTCGTGATTCAGATGCAGATTGACTAGCTTCATTGTTTTGATTACCACAAGCGCCCATTGTTAAGCAAAGTAGGGAAGCAGCACTGATTAAAACTAATTTATGCTTTATCATTATTGACCTCCTTGACCAAAACTTGCACCGCCGTCTTTATTCATTTGCTGGCGCATGTCATTAAGCTGTTGGTCATTCATCTGAGTCATTTGACCGGTAGACTTGTCATAGTTATAACCTTGGGTGTATGCGATATAAGCTTGATAATCTTGACTATTACTAAAGGTGCTTGGCTTTCTCATACCATTTCGATAACGATTAGAATCACCATTGTATGAATCAGTGGCATCATAATCAGTATTTACAGAACTTGAGGTAGCGCTGCTTTGATTTGAGACTTTGCTATTTTGCTTAGTATTCGATGAATGATTAGCTGAATCTTTACCAGAATTAGTATTTGCTGAGTTGCTTGTCTTTGTATCATTATTTGATGATTTTGAAGTAGTTGTACTACTATTAGCTTTTTGCTTGTGATTATGTTTTTTCTTAATAGAATGTTTAGCGTTCTTCTTAGACTCTGCAACTAAGCTAGAGTGTTCAGCTTTTAAGCTATCTAAATGTGAAGACTTAGAAGTAGATTGATTACCACAAGCTGCTAAACCACATATTAAAATAGTTGTACATATTAAACCTATTTTTTTCATAATATCCCCCATAATTTTGCACTTGAAATTTATTTATATCTTTTGTTTAGACGAGTTTACTTTGGAAAAGAAATTATTTTTAAGGTATTCATGATTAGCTTTAGTTAGCTTACTATTATTGGTAATCCTTTCATAAATATCAATTTCATTTTCGTTTAGCTCACGTTGTTCAATAATGTCATTTTTATTACAGACTTGTATAGGATTTGAACTATAGTAATCAGAGTATTTCATAGTTCCTTTTGGATTGCTATCTGTGATAACAAGTTGAGCATATAAGTGAATATCGCGACCATAAATAATATTCATATTTTCTCGCAATCTATCGTTTACTGTGTTAACTATGAATGCGTGTTTCTTTGTTTTAATAAAAGTAAGTGCCATTATTTTTCTCCTAACATAGAAATGAATTCATTTGCAGTAATTATATTTGTATTATATTTCAATGCATTTATCATAGATTGCCTTCGTTTGTTTGCTTTATCAGTTAAATTTCTTGCTGTTGGTTTACCTAATATTAGGAAATCTGTAACACTAGTGCATCTATGTCCGTTTGGAACATATCCTCCATTTTTTATAATTAGTTTAGTGATTTCCTTTCTATCAGGAAATTCTTTAAATGAACCAGTAAAAGCAAAATGAGCACCAGAAAGGGAGTTATTAGTAACATCTATATCTTTTTTATTAATCTTTTTACATTTATTAGTTTGAAAAACAGACCTTAGATGTTGATATAGGGAAGCAGCAATCTGAGCATCATAAAGAGAATTATGTAGATTCTTGTAATCAATATTGAACTTTTTTGCTAACTGCTGAAGTTTATTACCCTTATTTCCGTAAATGGACCTTGCAATTTGCAAAGTGTCTACTGAGTTCTTCTTAAATGATGCGATCTTAAGTTCTTCTGATTTTAAGAAACTAAAGTCAAAAGATAGATTATGTCCAACCCAAGGTAAATCTTCTACAAAATTAACAAAATCACCAATTACTTCATCAAAAGTAGGCTGATTTTTTAAACTACTTTCTGAAATATTATTAACGGATTTAGCATTGTTATTGGAGCCATCTGGATTAATCAAGGTGTCGAAAGTATCAACTAACTTATCATCAATGTATTTTATGGCAGAAAGTTGAATGATTTTATCTCCATACATGGGATAAAGACCGGTTGTTTCTGTATCAACCGAAACATAAGAAGTTGGAAATTTTGCTGTTTGATCAGTACTGTGTGTCATAAAATAATCTCCCCCGAATAGCTTTTAACGTCGATCATGTTTGGACGTAAATTAACTAAACTAACAAATCCCAATCAATGTATCGCTCAGCCCAAGAGGGGATGTGACAATACTTCATTAATTGTTGTTTAGTTTCAAAATCACGAGCGTTAACTCCATCAAGCATCATATCTACCATAAATTTGTTGGCTTCGTATTCTTCACCATAAGTAACAAACTTACGATTACTTCTATTAAGGCATTCTGTATTTCCTTTATGCCGACAAAAGTGATGTCCTAGTTCATGCCCACAAGCATATCGGTTTTCAAATTCATTGTTACGTGTTGAAAGAACGATAGATGGTACTCGACATATTTGTGTATGATAAGCCATTATTTCATTTCCAAGATCATGATAATAATTTGGAATACCCATTTCTTCACACACTTTAAATGGATCATGAGTACCAGCGGAATAGACAACTTCATGAGCTTTACGTTTTATCCATTCTTTAGATAACATACGAGTCACCTCGTTAATCTTTATCTTTACGGTACTTTTTAGGCGTAAACTTCTTCTTTGCAATTAATTTTGATTGCCTAATTACATTTTCAAGGGAAGCACTTAGTAACTCAGCATCTTCCGGATCGATTTCTTGTCCCCCATTTTTCATGAATGCAAGGTCTGATTTATTATTTAATCCATTAGTAACGTCTTCCAAAATCTTTTGTACATCCCTTTCATCTTTACGAGTAAATTGAGGTGTATTAGCACGACCTAAAAGGTAATCAGTGGTTACATCAAAGTAATCAGCGAGTAGGTTAATTTTATCTTGACTAGCTTTTCCATTTTTCCAGGTTGAAATTATTCCGTTTGAAAAGCCAAGATCACGTTCTACTTTAGCGAGACTTACTTTCTTTTGCGCTGCTAGGTCTTTTATCCTAAGGTACAGTTTATTCATTTATCAATTCCTCCGAAAATATTTTGTGATTAGGTGTTGACCCCGATTATTTTCGGTGGTATTATTTATTTGTGCTTGAGGGAGCACACTATAGCAAACTAAATAATTTCCTAATCACAACATTTAACCCTAGTGAATTTTGACTAAGGCTTATTTAGTACGCTTTAATAATAGAATATTTTCGGTGTTTAGTCAACGGAATATCGAAAATATTTATGCGGATATTTTCGGAAAGGAGGGGAAATATGTCTGTTTACACAGCTGTTAAAAAGGTTGCTTATGAAAAAGGAAAAAGTATCTATCGTATTGAACGCGATCTTGGATTATCAAATGGTTACATCAGTAAATGGAATAAATCTATGCCTGGAGCAGATAAGCTACAAGCGGTTGCTGATTATCTAGGAGTAACTCCTCAATATTTACTCTATATATCAGAAAAAGGAAGTGATTACCACGAATAAATTAGAACCATTATCAAATGACTTAACAACTATCACAACGGAAATAAAGTCATATGAAAATGTTGCTGGGCAATCCATTTTTGAAATTGGGCGTCGGCTTAAATGGGTAAAAGAACATGACTTAGCACATGGTCAATTTGGAGAATGGGTTAAATCTTTAGGGATTGATCCGAGCACTGCTAGTCATTTTATGAAAATAGCTAATGAATTGAAATTGGGTATGTACCCAAATATGGGAGCTAAGGCCTTGTATCTCATAGCAACCATGCCACCGGAAGAAAGAGAAAAGCCTCAAAAGTTAAACTCTGGTGAAGTGAAAAAGCCGGATGAAATGACTGTTCGAGAATTGCGCGAAACAAAGAAAAAGCTCAAGCGACGTGAACAGGAACTTTCTGATAGGGATGCACAAATAGCAGATCAACAAGCTGAACTTGAGGAAAATCGTAAAACGCAAATACAACTCAACAATCAACTTCGTGAAGTTTCCAGTAGGCAGCCGAAACCAAAAGTGATTACTAAAACAGTCACTAAAGAAGTACCGGTAAAACCAGATGATTATGAAAGTGTTAAAGCCAAGCTAACTGAGTTAAAGAAGCAGTCTGCTAAAGACAAAGAAAATATCGAGTACTACAAACGAGAACTTAAAGCCGCTGAACGTATTAACAAAAACACCAATAGTTATGACAAGTTACAGGAACAAGAATTGAAACGAAAAAAGCGCCAAGCTGAAATTAACGGCTACAGCACTTCATTAAAAATTAATGATTGGATTCCTGAGTTGCAGAAACTTAGTCAAGAAGACATTGATGAAATGGGTGAACAAGCGCAAAAAAATCTGCAAAAGCGTCTTGAATTATTACAACATTCGATTGATCGCCTTAGTTCAATGCTAGGCGGTCGGCGAGTTATAGAAGGAGAGTATCAATCATGAAAGAAATATTAACCGCACCAGTAAAAAGCGAAGAAAAATCAAGTCTATCTGTACTAGGAAACCTAGTAAAGGGGCAAGAACTTCAAGCACAGATTAACAAGATGGTATATGAATCAATTACTGAATCTACGGAACAAGCAAAGCAAGAATTAAAAGAGTATACCGACCGTAGTATCGAAGAAATCAAGAAATTTATTCCTTTAACTGATGGAGAAGCAAATCGGCTTAAACAAGCAATCACAAGTCGTGCCGCAGTGACCACTAAATCATGGTTAAAGCATAAATTCAATAACCCAGAATACGGTGGTAAAGAATTTTTCTCTAAGAAATATGGGCATATTGTTCGTGCTTTCTATTCATTAACTAAGCACCATTTTGGAGCAATTAAATATACAGCAATCCTCCATAGTGACTTTGAAGAAGCACTCGGTTATGCTAATCAGCTTAATTACTACAGTCTTCCACAAAATGCTAAGCGAATTACTGAATCACAATTAGTCACCCTTAATAAGTGGGAAAAGGTTCATAAATTGCCATTAACTAAACCTGAGGACTGATTGAATATGAAGGAGAAAAGAACCCCACAACAGTTAGCTTTTATTTTGATTCATTATTGGACACCTGTGATTGAAGAATGTAACTGGGAAATGCAAAAGGCGTGGGTCTCAATGCTAGACGAAACACTTAAGCAACTAACGCCTCTCCAATTTACTCAAGTATTTCCAATCACTAAAGAATACAAAGGACATACTTGGGGAAGTAAAGATTATTACACTGTCACAGATTGGATAGGGGAGAACGTAGGTTGGAATAATAAGATTCCCAATGGGATTGAGTTCTTATTGGAATACTTGAATATCAATGTACAACTTACAGCAGTAAGAATTATGAACATCTTAGGCAAATTTCACCAACGGCAAACGGGAAGTGATTTACTAATCGACTTCTTAAAGTCACAAGGTGCTCATATTCGGTTTACGAATCTTGATGAGGAGGATCAGTAATGAAATGTGATGACGTGAAAACCAAAGACGAAATAATGAAAAAATACGGGCTAGAAAAAAGTCAATTTAGCGATCTTGTGGCTGAGTGTGAACTCAATGATGAATTTAGTACGGCGATTATTAGGATTACTGGTCGGACTTACTGGATTCACGAAAACGAATGGGTGACTTTTTTAGAAGATAAGGCAGCAAAGTATCATCAACAAAAAGTTGGACGTTTACGAAGAGGGGCATAGGATGACAGAATTTATTGTTTCAATTTGTGTGATAGCAATGTGTCTCAGCTTAATGGCGTTAATTGATACTTTGGCTGGTAATAGCCTCAAAATACTAAAACCACGTTATCGTGGGCGACACAATATTAGAAAAAGGAGTTTTAAAAATGTTTGAAGAACCAGAATTAAAACAATGTGCAGAGTGCAGAAAAGATATTGACCCAGATGATACCTATTACATCGTAGGAGACAACTATCTGCAACGTAATTATTTTGATGATCCTGATGGTAAAGATAATATTTTTTGCTCAAAGGATTGTCTATTAAGAAGTCTATCGGTCTTAGAGTTCAGTGGTGATGGCGACGATTATGGATTTGAGGTGTAAATAGTGAGAGCTTTTGCATGCACAGGAATATGTTTCTTGATGTTCGTTTGCTGGCTTGGTGGTTGGACACTATTTGGAGTTCTTCCTTTAGCTGTCTTACTAATTCTTATCTTGCTAGGCGAATTATTTCCTAACTTATTGCAATGAAGGGAGGTGATATAAGTGGAAATTTCAGAAGAAGAGTTAAACAGAATTATTGAACACCAAGTTAAGTGTCAAGTATACGAAGCACTAAACAAAAGGAATACGCCGAAGATTACTACCGGTTGGTTGCAACTAAGAAAACGGATCGACAGCTATTGTCACGATCATATGAGTTCAAAATGGCGCCGAAAAACGTCTTACAATTCTGTTCAACAAATGTTTTATGTGCCAATGAAAAAGATACTTGATCTGCACCGTATTGATGAAATGAGTGAAGACCAAGTACCAGTCGCAAAGGAAATATTTGAGTTTCTTTCTGCTGAGCTTGAAAAAGTCGATAAGCAAAAAGAAAAAGAGCTTAAAACTACCGCAAATAGTTAAAAGCTCATATAAAAACAATACACAAGGTGAGTATAACACATGACACTTAAAAATACGAAACAACAATTATTAATGCAGATGATGACACGTGTTGACACGATAGCTGCCATGATAACGCAAGCTAATAATGGCGAAACGTTTGGTAAGGAAGTACATGCCTTAAGCAAGTTACAAAACGAATGTAATTTGCTGAAAATCAATGCTGACAATCTAAATACAGGGTTTGTAGAAAATATTCATAAGTCAAAGGAGAAATAGAAGTAAATGTTAAATCGAGCAATTTTAACGGGACGTCTAACCCGTGATCCAGAATTACGGTACACCACAAGTGGAACGGCTGTTGTACAAGCTACGATTGCCGTTGACCGTCAATTTAAGAACCAACAAGGAGAACGCGAAGCTGATTTCATTAATCTTGTTATTTGGCGAAAAGCTGCTGAAAACTTTGCCAATTTTACCCATAAAGGCTCACTTGTTGGTATCGATGGTCGAATTCAGACTCGGACTTATGAGAATAAGCAAGGTCAGCGAGTTTACGTGACTGAAATTAATGTCGATAGCTTCTCTCTATTAGAGCCGCGTCAAGAAAATAACCAACAACCTAATAACAATTATTCCTCACAAGCACCAAATAATAATGCAACATCAAATAGTTCTCGGCAAAACCAGAATGCTCAATCAAATTATGGCAATCAGAATAATGATTTTGACAATGGTGGACAAAGTATTGATCTGGCCGATGACGAATTGCCATTCTAAATGGAAAGTGGAAAAGCTTACTATCGCAATAACATGTGGGTAATTGTTCCAGATAAAAGCATTAATTTGGAACATATCGCAATCTTGAATGATGGCTTGATCAATGGAGTTCCTGTTCAATTTGAATTTACAGACCCTCGCAAGGTTCGTCCTAAGCAACGCACTCTGTTCTTCGCATTGCTTAATGATATTCATGAGTGGTCAGGGATGCCTAAAGAAAAATTAAAGGAATATTTCTATAAAAGATATTCAAAAATGACATCTGGTAAAGAGATTAGTCTTGCTGATAATACAGAAAATACTGTAAGTGACGCAAATAAGCTTATTAAGGACGTTATCAATTTTATCTTTGAGTTTGATGTTCCTGTTAGAAATGGTTATAAGCTGTTGCCACGTAATGAAAGCTACTTCATTTACAAGTGCTTGCTGAAAGACAAATGCGTTATTTGTGGCAAAAAGGCCGACTTTCACCATGTCGAAGGGTCGGTAGTTGGGATGGGGAATAATCGCAACAAAATTGATCATTCTAAACGGGAACTTTATCCGTTGTGTCGATTTCATCATCAAGAAATCGAAAGACTTAATAATAAAAGGTTTGAAGCAAAATACCACATACATGTTAAAGGACTTAAGCTGCCACCAGAAATCTTAAAGAAACTGGGGGTCAAAGGAAAATATGGTGATTAGAAATGGCAATTATTAGGCAAAAGCGAAAAGACCGATTTTCAATTATTAATAACAAAATAATTGAAGATAAACAAATTTCATTTAAAGCTCGTGGTTTACTAATTTACATGTTATCCAAACCTGATGATTGGAAATTTTATCCAGATGAGTTAGCTAAACATAGTGACAAAGACGGAGTTAAAGCGATTAACACTGCTTTGCAAGAGATGGAATCTGTAGGCTATCTAGTACGCAAACGAAAAAGGGATAATAAAGGGCATTTTAAGGGGATTGACTATCTACTTTATGAAACACCACAAGTTAACCCAGATTCCCAAAACCGGAATGCCGGTAAACGGAATGCCGATTTGCGGAATTCCGAAAATGGCACACTACCTAATACTGACTTTAAACCTAATACTGATATACCAAATACTGAATTAGATGATGATGATAAGGTGACATCCTCAGCTGAACAGAAGAAGCTAATTGAGGAAGATCCATTTACATTAGCCGACCAAGCGAATATCAATGTTAACTCAGAATTAAACAAGCCTATCTTTGTTGATTATATTCAGAAATTAGGAAATTCAGTTGTGTGTTGGGCAATTCATAAAACAAATGAGAATGCATCTCACCCCAATTGGCAATACTTACTGACAGTTATGAAGAATTTAGAAACAAATCATGTAAAAACCATTGAGCAGGCGGAAAAACTTTCTGAGCAATACAAACAAGAACGAGCAAAGAAAAAGCAACAAGTGTCTTCTAACTATCGTAAGCGTCCACCTATTCGAGAAAAAATGCCTGAGTGGAGTAAGAAAGATCAAAAAGAATTAAACAGGAAAGCATCCCCCGAGGATATTGCTAAATTAAAAGCTCGGATTGCAAATCGAAAGAAGGTGAGCAACTAGTGAAAAGAGAGCATTTAACAGGAACACGGATTATATTTCGCAACGGTTTTGAGTTAAAAGTAAGAGAATCAACCCGAGAAATAATTAATCAAGGTCTCTCTAGTGACAGGATAATTGTTACTCGTCCTTATCTCGGAAAAATGCAGAGCATTAATGTGGAATGGACTGATATGGCAAAACTAGTTGCTATAAAAGAGAACAACATTTATTGATGAGAGGTGAATGATGTTCATTGAGGATGTCGATATTACACAGAAAAGCGTTGAACAATTCTTTGACGAAGTAGATGTTGATGCGTTAATCGATAGCATCGCATTATCTGAGAATGAAACTAAAAAGCTAATGGAGGAAAAAGTAGTGGAAATTAAATTAGAAAGTAATGGTGTTTGCTTATCACTATCAACTCTTGATAAAGAGAAAAACATTGAATTTAAGACCCTAGTAAAGGCGTATGAAATCGTAACTGGGGATGAACTAGAAATCACCAAAAACAATACAGAAAAAAATAGCCACTCTACTGTTACGAATAGCTTTGATGATAATCAAGGCGATTATGATCGTATGCCTGAATATCATCAGCCTGTCAAAGTTGATCTGATGTGTCCCTGGTGTGGCAATAACGAAGAGACAACTACACTATTTGGCAATCACTTTATGAAGTGTCCTAAATGTGGGAATAAGGTATTTCTTGCGTTTGCCGCATCACGTAGAGGGGTACCAGATCATCGAGGTTTCTATTACAAGGCTAATGAAGTCTGGCGTGACTATGAAGATCGGAAAGTTGATGATGACTTAATTGATCAGATGAAATCAAAGGTAGAAGAACATAACGCATGATTAGATTAACTGGAAAGTAAAAATGGAGCGTGTTTATCAAAAATGAGTAATAAGTTTGAACAAGCAATTGTGAGAATTCTTAAAGATGATTATCCGATAGAAATTAAGACTGCTGCGATTATGGCGGAATACAAGCAAAGCCAAAGAGCCATGTTGAATGAGCTTTCCAATAAGATTGGAAACATTATTGATACCACATATAACGATACGGTGATTCATAAATGATTGCTCTTGATGAAAGAAAGGCCCAGTACAAGCCAAGAAAAATTAATGATGTCATAGAGTTTGAAGGCGAACTATATGTAGTCGTTGCAATTGGCAAAACTAATGTACTCAACAATGGATGTTTTGAAACAAAGCTGTTATGTCAAAGCCTAGTCGAAGACGATTCATGCTTTGAGCTTAATACCACTATTTCCAAGCCAAAAATAGTGAAAAATATGTCGTATGAGAATATTAGGCCTGGTGACTTTGTACGTGTTGGTGGGACAACCAATAAATATGCTCGTCTTGTAGGTCTTGCGTCATTAGAGTGGGCTTTTACAGATTTGATGGTGTCGTGGGTGGCTGAACCGGTTCAACCAATTAGCAAACGTGAGTGCACTAGATTGGTAAGAGAATACAAGCGAGCTAAGCTTCATGAATCATACGAATTGTTGGCAAATCAAAAAGTAATAAAGCTTAATTTTGAGAAAGCGTGAAGAAGATAGATGAAACTAACTGAAAAGCAAAAGAATTGCCCGTACTGCCACGTTCCTTACAAACCGTTTATATCTACTGGTAAAGAAATGTCAATTGATTTAAATGATGGTGGACCAATATACACAGGGGTATCGAATGTGTTGGGCAATGGGCCAATTGTAGAAATCGCTTTGGGAATAGTTAACGTTTTGAAAGTTCCTAATTGTCCATTCTGCAAGCGCCCACTGAACGAGGAGGAAGAATAATGACTAACGAACTGCAAGAAAAACTTACTAAATTAAATTCACATTTAAGTTGTGAACTTATTACAAAAGACGAGACAAAAGCCGAATTAAACGGCGACTTTTTAGAACTACAACAGCAAGAAGCTGGTGACGTCATTGTTAAATATGCTGATGAACCTGTATTGATTATGTCTAAAGTTGAAGGTATTCCAAGCATTGAGTTAAAAGTTACTTACGTGGATAAGTTCAACTCAAAAATGTTTGCCAATTTAATTGAGTTATGTGGGAGTTATCTTCCCGATAGTGAGGAGGAAGAATAATGCACATTTACGAAGTTATAATGCTTAATCCAGAGTATGACGGTGAGGATCATTTCGTTATAGCTAAAAGCAAACAACGTGCTAAGAACATTATGCTTGATTATTACGAACAAGAGCAAGACGGCTATATGTCGCCAGTTACAGAGCATGATCTTGCTGTTAATGGACCAGTTGAACCGGAGAATTATGCAGAGGAGACGTTATTGAACTAATGCTACACAAATACAAAAAGATAGTTCCGATTGAAGCTGAACAGTTCGATGGAACAAAAGAAATGAAAGACAAATACCAAATAGTTGATAAAGCAGAGTTAACTTCTGCTTACTATCAGGGAGAAAGTAGATATTTTCTTCCTACTAGAGAAGGAGACATGAAAATCGAGAAGGGCGATTATATCGCTACAGGAATCGATGGCGAGCATTGGGCTATCGATCAAGACATATTTGAACGAACTTACGAGAGGTGTGATTAGATGAAGCATGAAGCAGAGCAAGAATTATTGAACTAAAGAATAAAGAACGAGGTAAAAATGAAAATAATATTCAACATTGAGCCCGTCGAACAAGCACGGCCTAGGGCAACTAAAACGAGGAAAGGAATACGTTTGTATGATCCTAAAAAGGTATCAACCTACAAGAAACAGTTGGGGATGATGTGCAAATTCCAGTACAAGGATAAGCCATTAGATGGTCCATTAATTGTTAGTCTTAAATTCTATCGGCATATTCAATCAAGCACATCGAAAAAAGAACGCGAATTGCGGATCACAGGAGCACACAGACCAGTTGTAAAACCAGACACAGATAATTACATTAAATCTACTTTAGATGGCTTAAACGGTCTGCTATGGGAAGATGACAATCAGATTGTAAAGATAGTTGCTGAAAAATATTACAGTGATCGACCACGTATTGAAATTGAAGTAGAAAGGTTAGAACAAAATGAAGATGAAAGAGGCGGAACAGGCGCTAAAGAATAATACTTTAGTTCTTTATCAAGATACTTTGTGCTCAGTAGTTAGTGTTGATTATGATCACAATCGAGTAATGATTAGCGAAGACGAACGCGAGAAATTTGGTGAGTTTGTAAGTCGGTACGTTGATCCAGAGCAACTTGAACAAGTAGCGAGGAGTAACTATGACTGATTACCTTACTAAAAATGACTTTCTAACTCACTTACGGAATTTAGAAGATAAGTACGGTAAACGATTGAATGACTATGATTTCAATTTAGATGATTTAGCCAAAAGTGATCATGAAGACTACCAAGCAATCTTAGAATTTCGAGAATTAGTAAAAGAGAGACGAAGAGCAAAAATAAACCATCGAGAGTTAATCGAACTGCTAAATACAGAACTTACTCTAAAACAAATAGCAGAAAAACTTAATTGCTCTACGTCAAAGCTTCAAAGAACCATCGAAGCTAATCCTAAACTCAAAAGTAAGTATGAAGGGTTGATAGGTAAGCGAAAAGAAATGATCTTTGATTGCTTGAAACTCCGACATACTCGTCAAAAAGAACGTATTGGCAAAGAGGTTCTAAAGTTAAGAATGAACATGAATCTAACACAAAATGAAGTTGCGAATAAAGTGAATGAAATTTTAGGGACGACCACATGTTCAGCAGTATCAGTTGGCAATTGGGAAAGAGGAGTTACAATGCCAAGTAAGAAAAGGTTAGAGGTAATTGCTAACCTATGCAATACGACAGTAAAAGAATTGATGGGGGAAGACAACTGATGAAAATTGATGAATTCAAGGCTACATTAAATCAGCTTGCTTATACAGCTACTAATACTAGAAGCGGAATAATCAGTGTTTATACACATAATCATTGGGGCGAAGATGATGCTAATGGATGGTGTTTTCGCCTCGCTCCTGCTCGGAAAACGGTAATTGTCGAGAAGCAATGGGACAAGCTTGATGGTATGCCCGTGTTTTGCGTACGAGATTTGCTTAATTTGATTGCTGAGCTTGAGAAGACGCCTGCTAAGGAGCGTTTTCCTGAAAAGAAGTATGTGTTATCTGCAATACGATGTGCTGAGGGCCCCGTACCTATTAAGCAATATGTTAATGCAATCAATGTAAGCACTAATAATGTTGAGTTCCATTTTGGATTTGCTGATGAAAAAGCTGATGCTATGGAATTTACGCAAAAGAAACTAGATAGTCTTTCAGATTTCTTTCCTAAAGCTGCAATTGACGCAATGAAGGAACCTGTGGAGGATAAAGACAATGATAACGATTGATTTAGATAACAAGTTTGCCATCGTCAGTGACGGCGAAGTAATCAAGCTTGTTCAAAAAGACGGAAGAAAAAAAGGTAAAGACGGTACTCCATCGGGACGAAAATGGTGGTTTCAGACGTATGGCCAAGCTGTTAAGTTCTACGAAAAGAAAGTAGATGCTGGCAAGCCTATTCATTCGTTGAGAGAACTGGCTAAGCAAATTGACAGCGGATATAAGCGCATTGAAATCATGATAGATCAAAAGCTAAAAGAGGCGGGAGTTGAATGAAAATTAGAGTGTGGATTCAGTCACCAAACAATGCGTCCTTTAATGAAGATGACATTATCGAAGTCCCTGATAATATTTCTAATGATGAGTTAGAAGAGACAGCAAGGGAAAACAGCATTTGATCACATTGATTGGGGATATGAAAGAGTTGACAACGATGAAACAACGATTAGCAAGAGAAACAGGTAGACTGACTAGCCATCAAGTCGTTTCTGAGTTTGCTAACCTCATTAAAAGATCGGACAAGTTGACGCAGAGACTTAATTTCTATCTCGATTTGCTAGGTGAAAATGAGGTCGCCCGTGGGATTGCTTCAATGTACCAAGAGTTTGAACATCCAACGTTCCACGATTTAGAGACAACCTTGACTGGCAATCGAGATCAAAAGAGGTGAGGAAGAAAATGAATATCTATGAAGTAAGTTTAATTGATACGAATAAGAAATTTTATGTGGTAGCAGAATCTGCTGAGCAAGCGACTAGTAGTGCCTATGCTTGTGTCCTAAAGGATTATCCGGAGTGTGCTGATTGCGAACTTGACACCCATCTTGTTTGGGAACCAACGAACGGGGATGCCCTTTTACCTTATTTTCAACAGAGGAGGAAAAATAATGAAGCTGAATAAAGACGAACAGGTTCTATATGACTTCTTTTGCCAAGTAGGGACAGTAAATAATTCCGTTGATTATCCACTTGTTCTTATTAATTCTTGGCTTCACCGTGATCATGAAAGTGTAGTCGCTGATTACGACAAGAAAGATGAAGTTCTTGATGCGTATAACCATTGCATTATCGCTTCTAGCTTGGATAAGCCACTGTATGAAGCTATCAAAAAGATTAAGGGATGGAAGTAATGAACAAAGATATTTTTAAAAATCATATTGCCTTTTATCATCACTATGGGCCTTATGAATTTCTAATCTGGAAGAGCAAAGATTATGAATTAAAAGATCGTATTGATTATGTTTTTAATCGAATGACTTCTACTCTAAGCATTTCAGGAGACTTAGGTAGTGCTGTACTTAGTTGGAATACAACAGGAAACACTCTTGATAATATTGTCGATTACAGCAAGAGTTTAAGTTACTTTGTCGGTAAGATGGAAACGTCTGATGATAAGTACGAATATGACTCAGATGCTTTAGAAAAAGAATTAAGCGATTATTTAGGATTGAACGACGAAGAAGAATATTCACCGAGCTTAGAAGATCGTCAAGAAATGAAGCAAGATTTAATTGAATGTTTTGACGAATTTACTGGCGAGTATAATCTTGATTCTGATTTACGCGATAAACTAACTGATTTTGATCCCGATTGGTGGGAAGGTATTCCCGATGGTCGCCGGATTAGTGATCGTGCAAAATTATGGGCAGTTGGATTACAGCAAGCAATGGCGCAAATTAAGCAGCACGAAAACAATGTTAGAACTTTTGCAGATACGCAGTTAGCCGATATGTATAGCTTGATTTGTGACTTGTCTGTAAGTGCAGACTTGTATAAGACGAAAACCGAAAAAGCATTTCAAGCTGTGAGAGCTCTAAATGTTGCCATACACGATGTAGGTGATAATTTCGAACGATTGAACGAGATTGTAGAAGATGATCAAAATAAGGGGATAGATTAATGAAAATTGAAAATGAAGCATTGTTTAATGTGAAGAAAGGTGAAGGTGGATCAATTAGCTGTAGTCCTAAAACTGGTAAATTTATCATTACTGCAAAAAAGTTTAAGCAGTATTTAACTGATTATGGAATTGGAGAGAAGAAAACCCAAGTTAATCTTGAATATACCCGAGATGGGTTTGCTGCACTAGTTGGTTCAATGATGGCGCAACTCAGAATCTATGATGAGGAAGCAAACAAATGAAATATATAAGTGATTACATTCCCCAATTATGCATAACTGCTGTTTTAATTGCTGAAATAGCCTTTAAAGCAAGCTCGGAAGTAGTTGCTGGTACTATTACTTTATTTGCGCTCTCTTTTTTGGTTCAGTGATTAAGAAAGTGAATTGATGTAATGCAAGAACAGGAAGTAATTAAATATTGTCAGAATGAAACACCAGTGGTTTATCACAAACACAATTACTATATTGTTGGCATTAATAAACTCAATCAAACTGTTGATTTGCAAAAAGCTTCGGCAATTGGATTGACATTAGACGAACGAACAATTACTAATGTTTCTTTTGGTGATTTAGAAATATAAGGTTACAAACAACGGGTAACGAATGTGGGGTGTCAATTTGGAGTTAGAAGTTGCTCGCCAAATGTATGAACTAGCAGTAAGACGTGAAGAAAACCGGCTCACTGCTAAGGATAAAGAAATTTTAGGAATGATTGAAATTCCTAATAGTCAAACCTTAAAGATAATTTATCGCGTTTCATTAGAACGAAACGATGCAATTAATACACTTAACGATTTTATTGCTGGAAGAAACCTTCCTTGGATTGAATCGGCAATGCACTTTTTAGAAATGTATTATGATCAAAAAGAAAATGGAATGACACATGAAATAGAAATTGCGATGTGCGAATGGGCTCGGAGTAAAAATGTTCCTATTCAAGCTGTTAGATTAATTACTCGCCACAATTGGGAGTGGAGTGTTGAAAACTTAAACCCCAAGAAAGCGAGAATAAATTATGGATGAAAAACGGCCAAAAATTAACAGCGTTGCCATTGAGAAAATTCTGAATATGTATCGTGATGTCTGTATCGCCGAGAACGCATTTATTAATGATTGCAATCACTACAACGATAACTATGAGCAACGGCGTATTGCTTTTGAACAGGTATTAGAATTAGCCGATTTAAAAGACGATGTATTATCACGAGCGTGGCAAATTAGAAAAGAGATTAAACATCAGAGATGGCATTTAGCTCTTGATGAACATGGCGCGAATAAATATATATGTTTAGACAATAATGAAAGTGGGATGTAGGGGATGAAAGAATCAGAGTGTTTTCCAGGAAAGAGAGTTGGAAAATTAACTCTTATACGACGGACACGAATACACTCATCCGTCTATGGTAATAGATGGGAATGGTTAACAAAATGTGATTGCGGAACATATAGAAAGGTACTTACATTTCGTTTAGGTGAAGTTAGTGACTGTGGTAATCACACAAAAGAGAAATTAAGTAAAAACGGGAAAAAAGGAACAAAACCTTTGAAGGATCTAGCAGATTCAAATCCCAAAAGTTTATATAGGCGTTTGTATGTTAAGTGGCATGATATGATTGCAAGATGTCAAAATCCAAAAAATAGTAATTACAAATACTATGGTGGACGAGGCATATCAGTTTGCTCAGAGTGGCAAGAATACTCAAATTTCAAAAAGTGGGCCATTGAGCAAGGATATAATCCAAAAATTAGAGATCGGAAGCAACAAACAATAGACCGAAAGAATACAAACAAAAATTATGAACCAAGTAACTGTAGATTGACAAATTCAGAAGTTCAAAGTTTCAATAAAAGAAATAACGTTTTTATAACTATTGATGGTATTACGAAAAATGTTACTGAATGGGCAGATGAATTTGGAATTAACCGAAATACCATGCAATCAAGAATAGACAAAGGAGTTAGAGGGAAAGAACTTTTGCAAAAGCCTACTCGAAAGGCAAATTATCATAAAGGTGAATTGATAACATTTAACGGTGCAAGAGTTAGCTTTGCTGAACTAGAACAAAAATATCATCTTGGAACAGGAACTGTTAGGTATCGATACAAAAAGCTTGGTTTGCGAGGAACTGACTTAATAGAAAAGCCGAAAAATTAGGAGAATAATCATATGATTTACATTTTAGCTCCAATAGGTATTGGAAAAACAAGTCTTGCTAAGATATTAGCCCATGACTTACACACAAAAGCATTCTTGGAGAAGCCAGAAAAGATTCCACTACTGAACAGTTTTTATGAGAATGGGAATATTTCTCGTGAAATGAAAGCCTTTGCTGTTCAGATAGAATTTTTAGACTATCGTTATGAGCAATTGTTAGAAGGAATGTTTTTAAAACAAGAAGGAATGAATAATACTGTTTATGACTCATCACTAATTAGTGATGGTATCATGAGCCGTAATCTTTATAATCGTGGAGAATTTCCCGAAGTGTTGTATAAGGATTACTTGCGATTAAATAATGTAATGCAGAGAAACGTTGCAGGACATCCGTTTATGGGACCTGATTTAATTGTTTATCTTGAGGCTCCTTTTGAGCGAATGTTAAGTAACATCTCCTTGAGAGGACGTAAGATGGAAACTAATGACCCAAAGCTTAAAGAGTATTATCATTCTGTGTGGCAAATTTACCAAGATTGGTATAATTCTTATGGAGATACGCCAACGATGAAAATCGATATGAAAAATATTGATTTTGTTAATAATAAGACGGATCAAAATAGTGTACTAGATGCAGTAGAAGATGAATTGGTTAATCTAGGCAAGTTAACCAAAAAAGAAGTTGATAAGCTTAAGCAGAGGCGACATCAATGAAAAGTACAGTGATGGCATTTACATCTTGGCTAATTATGATGGTGGTAATTGCATTGTTTCTAGTATTAGTTATTGGAATACATATTATGTGTTTTAGGGGACTAATGATCTTTTTAGAAAAAATTTTGCAAATCGCGTGTCTAAAATTGCCTTAATTTTTAAAAAGAGTATCTTAATAATTGTATTCAATTCGATTATTGGTAACTACGATGTTGGATATCCGACTGAAATCGTTTGTTTGAATTGTCTTTTCCGTTTTGCAAGTCGGTTCGCTGGTTCGACTCCAGCCGTAGTTATAGGCGTAATGCCGAAATAAAATTCAACTCTGTATTCTCGTTGCCTATGGAAGGTCGGAGTATTAGTCACCGCTTGCTCCGTTAGCAACTGCGTATGATAGGTTCGAATCCTGTCCGAGAATGTTAGTCTAGGCTTGACGGAAGCACTAAACCGCCGAAGAGGATAAAGTACATGTCCTGGTCAAGGAGGCCACTTGAATAAACGTAGAGATAAGGGGAAACCTAAAGGACTCTATCTAAATATAAGCCTAGCAAAAAATTCACCGCGAAAGCCTTAAAAAGAGGGAGCTAAGCCTCGGGTTATAAAATGAAGACACAAGCTCTGCTTAAGGAAATTGTAACTTAGCATACAATGAAGATTAAGTAACTTGTCTAACTACTGTCGTGCGTTTTCTGGGTAGTTATTTTGTTGATTTAGCTCAGAAGGTAGAGCACTACCTTGAAGCGGTAGGTTGCGGTGGTTCGATTCCATCAATCAGCATAGTCCTCTTGGGAAAAATCATCACTACCACAGATGCTGGTATGTTAGCTAATAATCTCTAATAGAGGAGCCTATGACGATAGGCACATCAAGAGTTAAGTATAGGAGATCAAAGAGGCCTCGCTTAGCTTACGATGTTATTACGGAGTAGCCAAGTTGGTAAGGCAACGGTTTTTGGTACCGTGATTCACTGGTTCGAGTCCAGTCCCCGTAATTACTGATGAATCTCCAGCATCAGTTATAGTAGTTTACATTTACGGGTCAGCTACTATTGTTAACGTTCTCTGGTGAGAGCTTATGTGTCTTGCAACCACAACGCATATGCATGAAGCTGGTTCGATTCCAGCTCTTAACATTGCTGCTATTTAGTGGCACTCCCAATATAAAAACTTTGGTTTGGTGTTGCTCAGGTGGTGAGCGTCAATTCTGGTTCAAGTCCGGACACCAAAATTGGTCATGAAATTGACTACTATATAAGAGATCTTCGAGGTGAAGTTGTGCGTAAATCAGTACAACATATGCTAGAAGACATACTGCGTGATTATCCCAAACTTCCCAGTTACATTAAGCAACGAGAAGATGAATTGAAATATCCTACGCCTGAACAAGACGATAATGTTGGCGGTGGTCGAGCTCTGAATAAACTGAGTGATCCAGTTGGTCGAGAAGTAATAACTATTAATGATGATCGGTGGCTTCAACAATTAAAGAAGGAACGTCAAGCAATTGATGAATGCTTAGATGAATCCGGTGTGGTTACTGAAAAGATTATTCAAGAAACTTACTTCAAAGGCAATGTCGGGTTACGGATGGTTGATTTATGTGATCGACAAATTATCCCAGTTAGCACTACGAAAGCGTACGAATTGCGTAATAGTTTTCTAGTTGAATTAGGAAAGAAGCTAAACGTTGATGTAATGTAACTAGCAAATTCGCTAGTTTTTATGGCGGTGAGAGCTTTGGAAGCTAGACTGTCTCATAAGCAGTTTTGTTAAGGTTCGATTCCTTACACCGCAATTGGGAGTTAATCCCAAATAAGCTTTGTACATCCCTAATTTAGGTACATATTTAGACTAATTGGCAAGTCGTCACCATCCCCCGTGTGAAAACCTCAGTTCGATTCCGAGAATATGTATTCTGAATACAGAAAACAGTTCCTATAGCTTAGTCTGTTAAACTAAATACTTATTTACTGTTCGTATTCGATAATTGATACAGAAGACGGTTCCTATTTAACGTAAGACTCGAAATCTTTTTGTGAATTACCGTCCGTATCTATAAACACAACGCAGAAAAACGTTCCTATTAATTTATACAGTAAATATAAGACATATTTACGTTTCGCGTTGTCATATATAAACTAAGGTGACTTTATTTAAGGTCGCCTTTTTTATTTTCTGAAAGGAGACCGAATATGAGAAAAGAAGAAGCAACTATTAAATTATTCAAAGCAGTTGTAGAAGATAAGTTTAGCAATCTGCGAGCAACAGAACCCAGTTTATTATTGGATGCGTTAAAGAAAGGTGTCTTTATTAATCCACATGTATTAGATGGTCGTACTCAAGAACAACAAAAGACTGTTGTGAAATCAGCAGTATGGGAATACGGAGTTGATGCAGAGAAAGTAAATTCAACCTTCTATAAACGATTTTATGATGTTGAAGGTCGTAGTGAATTGCAATTGCGGTTTGAACAATTAGCTCATTATATGAGCACGTATGGACGTGGAATTGACCGTGATGATATTGAAATCTATGAGCCGGAATTTCTAAATGATTTGCACATCAATATTAATGATGAGCTTGTTTATATTGATGCGATTACGGAAGCAGAATTAGCAAAGAAAGTTAAGAATCTGCTGACTAGCGGAATTGCATTAAGTAGCGAAGATCAAGTCTTAATTGCTGAAATTATCGATGGCTATCATTTAATAATTGATTATGTGGATCAAATCAAGAATCGCGAATATATGTGTCATGTGTGTGAAGAATTAATGCTCTTGCCAAAGAATTTCGATGAATTTACGCGTTATCTAATTTACCTTGCAACTGATAGTACGTTGCTAATTAAATCTCGTGACATGATCAATCGTCTAGGACATCTAAGTAATTCTTGGAGTAGTGACCAGAATTATATGGTATTGGAGAAAACATTTGAGCGATATGTTAAGAATTTTGGAATAGAAGAAGTTGCTAAACATATTACTCGTTATCGCAAACTCTATTTAGTGTTACGGAAACATTTTGAGGATAAGACCTTAATTAATCGAGCTATTCACTTATCAAAGCGAATGTATGAACCTCGTAAGCAATCACCGTTAGAGCACGTGATGGATTATGATGTGGAGTTTAGTGATATTAAACGTGCAATGTTTAAGGCTCCCATTTATAAGCTCATTAAATTAGATAATGCATTATTACGTATGGATGGAACGCAAAAAGCCCGTTACTTCAAAATTCGTAACGGAAAAAGCTATCTAAAAGTTATGAATAACAAAGATAGTGTAAATGAGCTAAGGCGAATCCTACGTAGCGAAAAATTACACGACATGATTTTAGATGTATTAAAACATCGATATGGTAACTGGCGTAATAGAGTGTTTTATATTCCAGAAGGTGTTGAGTATGCCGTACCAACAACTGCGAAGGACTTTATTGGCGGGTTGCCATACATGACAACCTATGATTTTGAAGGTAAAAATGTATCGCTAGGGATTGCATGGGACGAACCTGAAGCTGACCTTGATTTACATATGATGTCATTGGGTGGACATCATTATGGATGGAATGGCAGTTATAAAGGGGAAGTAACTTACTCCGGTGATATGACGCACTTAAATCAATATGGTCATGCAGCAGAATTCTATAAAGTTTCTGCAAATACAATTAAAGATCCATTTATTGTGACTGTTAACGATTATTACAGTTCGTCCGAAGTTAAATTTGATGTATTTGTAACCGGTGCGAATGTTGATACAGACGCACAACAAGGAGTAGCAACCCAGATTGGTGAAAAATCTGTCCTATTCCATAGCAAAGTCTCAAATGATGATAAATCAAAGACGCTGATGCTAGTAATTCCAACTAAGAATGGCTTTAAGGTTGCATTCACTGGTGATAGTTATGGAAATCAACAAGTACCTGGAGTTGATAATTCCACAAAACTACTACTTGAAATCTTAAAGAATCAAGTAGAACGACAATTTACGGTGAATGATCTGATTAAGCTCTTAGGTGGAAAGATCATTTCAAACCAAAATGATTTGGAAATGTTAAAAGAAGACATTGCTAAGTCCGTGAAAGTTGGGGATGTATTTACAGGTGCGAATAAGCAACTGTATACCAAGGTTAATGTGACGACGCCTGAAATTATCAATTTAAGTCCAAGTAAAGTAACTGCTTCAACATTTATCGATTTGTTGAAAGAACCAGAGGAGGATAAATAGTTATATGACGAAGAGAAATAAAATCATTATTTGGCTTAGCTCAATTCTTGCTGTATTTATTATTGGCTTAGTAAGCTGTATTGGTGTCAGCAATGGACAAATTCGTCGACAGCAAGAAGTTCAAACTGCTAAGGCAAATATTTCAAAAGAAGAACAACGACGAGTTGATCTATTTAGAAATATGGTTGACGCAGTACAAAGTTACAACAAGTATGAAAGTTCAACGCAAGAGAAGATTACTGATGCACGAGCTAAAGCTAATGCAGGTAAAATTCGAGAAGCTAGTCAATCCTTAAATGCAGTTGTTGAACGGTACCCAGAATTAAAGTCGCAAGGTAACTATAAACAAGCCATGCTTGAATTTAGTGTTACAGAAAATCGCTTAGCTAATTATCGAGAAAATTATAACGATGAAGTTCAAAGCTATAACGTTTATGTACGGAGATTTCCAAATCATCAAATCTTAAATATGTTAGGAAATGATACTAAAACATATCAACCCTTAAACTACGATGTTAATAATGCCAAAGCGACAAACTTATTTAAGTAGGCGATGAGATGAACTTAAATTTTAAGTGGGTAGTAGGAATCTTTTTATCGGTTTTATGTATTTTCTTCGACATTATTATTGCTACTAATATCAATCATCATTACGATAAACGTGCTTCTATCTATCGTTTAGCACTTAAAACGACAAACAAAGATAAATTCAACTATATTGTTGATTCACAACAGGGGAACGTTATTACTAATGCAAAATTAACTGCTGTTAGTCCAGTCCAATTTCGTGAAATGAAATCCAATCAAAAGTTCTTTGCTGTAAAAAGAACGTTGGAAGAATATACCATGCATACTGAAACGACAACAGATAGTAAAGGTCGCACAACCACTACCACTTATTGGACTTGGGATGATCAGGGAACTGATTATAAATATGCCAAACAGTTTGAAATGTTTGGCAGAAAGTACAAACTAGCGAAGTTTGATATTAGTAGTTACTTTGACCATATTGACGCTAAGAAGATTGTAAATGGTGATAATGGGTTGACTGGTTACTATCATTATCTCGATAGTGATACTAGATATAGGTATGAAGTTGTTCCTACAACTATTACTGGTACCTTTATTGCGCAGGCCGTAAACAATACATTAAAGCCGGTTAAAGGACATTCGAATATCAAAGTAACTCATGAGAAATATAAAGAATATTTAGCAGACAAACAATCGAAACATCGCCTAGTAACAATAGTGGTAATCATTATTTTAATGCTAGTAGAAGCTTGGTTAATTATTAATATCATTATTGATTGGTAATTGGAGGATTAAATATATGTGTGATTCAGTAGATCTTATGACGACAGCAAAAGAGGCAAGGACTTTATCTAATACGCAAAAGATGGTAAATCAAGCTATTAAAAATGCTGATGAGGCTGTTGAAGAAGCTGCTCGAATGGGTAAAAAGAATACTTATTTTTATATGAATAATAATGGGGATGTTAATTATCGGGCGCTTGTAGAAGTAGTGGTTTCATTATACAAACTCGGCTATGGAGTCAAAGTTTTACTTCTTATCAATCCTGAAATTAAACTTTACTGGGAAGATGAAGTAATAGACATGCCGATTATTGTAAATGAAGAATTGAGTGAAGAAAAAACAATGTTAATTGCTGAAATGGTTGACGAAGCAATTAAGCAACTAGATTAAAGGTGATTATTGATGAAGAAGACATTATTAATTCTTGGAACGTTGTTAGTAGGACTTTATGTGGGATATAACCAAGCTGAACCAGTAAATGCGATTGCGGCACATGGAGTTGCTCATGCTACTGCTCATCCGGCAGCACACCCAGCTGCACATGCAGAGGCTACTCACACGACAGCAACCCATACAACTACTGAAGGCGAACATACTACAACCACAACTAACGATAATCATTCAGAAACTTCCAACACTACTCACCACACGTTTTCAACGTGGATGTATGGTGTAACGCATCCTGGTGGACATCGTGGAGATCAATATACTAAAGGCTACAACGATGGATACAAGAATGGCTCTGTTGATAAGAGAACAAAGTCACACAAGCATTCAAAACCACAAGGAAAGGTATCAAAATCTTACTATAAAGGTTATGTTCATGGTTATAAAGATGGATTGGAATAGGTGAAAACATGATTGTACAGGATAAGCAAGAGAACATGCAGTATTTTGGGGCAATTCGATTTAGTAAGGAACAGGCTAGAAAATCATTAGCTATGTATCCGAGTGTCAAAATGTATGTAAATATCGCTTGTATACGTACCTTTTATACCATGACTTGGGTTCCTGTTAATGGTATTCCAAGAGACTATCGACCTAGTAAGACGCCAGAACAGGACTTTGTTTTTGAATTTGAACACGCTCAACTAAATGATGGTGATTGGTTGGTAACTGATAAAGATGGTAAAACCTATATTTATTCTGATGAAGCATTTAAACGAGAATTTACTGATGAAGTAGGTGATTTATCATGAAAATAGTTAAAGCGTTGCCTGATAGATATCACGCAATTCAATTTGATGTGTCGTTTGTTAAAAAATATGGACTTATTAAATATCCGATGGTTGAGTTAACTACTCAAAAAGATGGTCATGGACCGATTGTCAAATATAGCAAGAGAACACGTGATGATTTTTGGAGTCATGTTTTTGGGATGAAAGAAACTGTTAAGCATGAAGAGAATCAAACACAAAATATTTTTATATTGCGTGATTGTAAAAGCGGGAACGCAGTAGCCATTAAAGATGGTTATTGGATTGTTACTGATCGTTTTGGAAAAAGTAAAGTTTATTCTCCTAAAAAGTTTATGGATAATTTTGAATCGACATTATTAGATGAGGAGGAAGCTTAATGGCTAGTTACAGTGAATTAAATAAATTAAGCGAAATGGTAAAATCGCAAAAAGAAGCATTAGCAAAACAAATGACTGTTGAAGAGGTTATCTCCACTATTCAATCCCCGACCTCATCAGTTGAACTCGAAGTAGCGATGCAGGCTTTACAAATGATTGACAGCGTAAAGACACAAGTGCCAAGCTGTGATAAAGTGGCTGAATCAAAAGGATGGTATAAAGAACCATTAACAAGTTATCGTGGAGTTGACTTTCAAATTGATACGAGCATTTTGGATAATTTGTGGGACGAAATAAATGAAAAATAAAAGGAAACATTCCCGTTACCCGAAACAGAAGGGATCACATTACGGAACACGTCCTGGAGTATATTTAATCGATAAAACTGGTCATAAGGTTAGACTAAATGTTACTTGTTTTAGCACGGAAGTATTAAGTAACCATTTAGTACTTGGCGATATTGAATTTCAAGTAACTGAGACAATGTTATCTACAATTCAAAATAGGAGGGAGTTGTTCTATGAATAAACGAAAACGTTACATAAAGCGAAGATTAACTAAAGTCCACAAAAGGGGAACATTGATCAACTCCCGATTGGATTTAATCACGCCTTCATATCGAGTTGCAAATCACTCGGAAATTATTCAATTGCAAAAACAGATTAATTCATTGCAAAAGGTAGTTAAGAATCTTTCTCGTCATAATAATTAAATTAGCTGAGGGGATGCAGGATGAATAAGAAAAAACGTAAGGCTAAGCGTGAACTAACTAAGGCGTACAAAGAGAGAATGAACCGTCAAAGAACACATAACCTACTCGTAGAAGCACTTTCTAATGAAGTTAAGGCAATGGTTACCAATTATTCTCAAAACCTTAGAGAACTTGCAAAAATTTTTGAAAAATGACGTGTCTAAACGTGCAATAAAATACAGAGTTGATATAATTAATCATGGTTGAAGGCAGTGCATAAGAAAGTGACATTTCGCCTGTACAGAATGAACGTAAGACCAATAAGCCGAATATGTTCGATAGGATATGTTTTGCAAAAGAGCTAATTAATACCTAGTGAAGTCGATGAAAGAAAGTCGATTGGTTGTTTGTTCTAGAAACCAACATTGAAATTCATTGCACAACCCGTTAGGCGATCGTAATATTAAACCCACAGCAAATTATGGCTGGTTACCATGAGAACCAAAGTGGGAAGCCAAGAAGATCGTAGCTTGTGAAGTCTGGCAAACAGAATATAACTAACGAGGTTGGTACGAGTAGCCCAAGAGCATTTTCTTACAGCTATAAGGAAAAATATAATATTAGCTCATGTCGAGTGAAAGTTAAACGGTAATAGATCCGTGTTCAGGTCTTGTAAACCATACGGAGCTATCGGAGTTGTCTGCCGGTAGTGAGCCCGTATGAACCTGTGGCAGAATAGAATCCAATGAAGGTGAACTACCCAAACCAATGGGCAACCATACATAGAAGCGGATAGCGGTGTAAAAACTGCTACCCGCTTTTTTGATGTCTAGGAGGTAACACTAGTGGGAATAAATAAAGAGTTTTTATTACCTAATGCAAAACAAATTAGACATTTTTCGTTTGGAGGAAAGCTATTAGATTGTCGTGAATCATTGAAAGAAGCCATAAACAACAGGTCAGACGATTATTTGCCGATCCAATGGTACACATCTGATCCGTATAATGCGGGGCAAGCGGTTACTTTGTTGGAATTGTCTAACTATAGTTTTCATATGTACCACCAAGGTGAGGGAACAGGCTATTCATTTACCATCCTAACTTCATTACGAGAGGAAATGCACTATATCGATATTGATACTATTGAAACAAAAACATTTAGAATTCAATTTGAACAAGGAAAATATGATGCGTTATTGGAGCTGCTAGAGGCTAATAAAGAAAGAAATTAGAGAACATGAAAGAAAAAATTCAATTTGAAGATCAAAAAATTGATAGTTTGGTTAATATATTAAGGTCAATCGCTTTAGGTAAAAGTGATCTTGATGACGGTGAAATTATCAAAAGAACTGTTACTTCACTTAATAATTACGCTGACTTAATCATAGCTGACACTGATAAACTCCCAATCAGTGATGAACAGGTGAGTATATTAAAGAACACAATAAAAGAAGTTGTCCCGATAATACGGAGAAGTTATTTAACTATTAAAGAGCGGTGCAATAAAGCGGATAAGAATAAGGCGCTAGCTACAGAATTTGCAATGAATTTCTGGGAATGCCATAACTATCGTGCTTGTGTAAATCTTTTAGGTATTTTTAATGATTACCAAGTATATAAATACGCTGATACAAAATACTTAAAAATTAGTGGTATAGGTGTACGTGGAGCATTAACTATGGAACTTTCTAAAATATCAAATGCTGGTAAAAAATTAATTAGTGATGGTGTCTTTTCAATATCATTAAAGCCACACGATAATCATTTGTATTTAGCTACCGAATGGGAAGTTGTTACTCGCGATATTCCGTTCTTTAAGAAATCTGTTACTTTTAATCGAATAGATAAGATAACTTCTAACGTTATAAGCAAAATGACTCTAGGAGATTATAAAGAAGCAATGAAGTGGCTTTTATGTGCATGTGCTAAGGCGTTAATAGTCGTTAAAGATACTAGGGAACCGTTGTTCATTGAACCAAATCCAGTGAACTTCCGTAAATATATTGTGATATCAGAGGCCCGCTAACGTGAATATCATAAGAGTTAAACACCAGCCCAACAATAAAAAAGGAGAATGAAATAAATGGAACAAACAACAAATAAGCAAAACTATTTTAAGTGGTTACTTGGTCAATTAAAGGGGTGGCCACAGCAAAATTATTATCTCTTTTTCTTTAGCCTTGGTTGTCAAATCATGACTTTGGTAAATAATCCAATTACATCTGTAGCAATTATTACTTTTATTGGTACTACATTAGGCGTGTTATGTGTATTAGCTATTAATGCAACCAAAGCAATTAATGGATGGTTAGGCTTAATCAGTGCTGCTTGTTTTATTTATGCAGGCCTGTCTGCTAAAAATTACTTATCGATTTTTGAACAAGTAGCGTATGTATTAACATTAGACTTGCCGGTTATTTTAGCCGTACGTTCGTGGAATGATGATACTAAAAATCATCTTCGTAAATTTGGTGGTAAGCAATGGTTAATTGCAATTGTTGGAACATTGCTTGTATATGTAATTTCTGGATACTTGATTGGTAAGTTTACTAATGACCCACGCCCTTGGATTGACGCTATTAGTTTTGCTATCAGCTTAACGGCAGGAATTATGTGTTTTATGCGCTACAACAACCAATACTTCTGGTGGTTAGCATCTGGAATTTTCCAATTAATCCTTTGGGGTATTACTTATGCGCAGGGGGATGCAACACTAGCGATGGCTGTAAACAGTTCAATTTATGTAATTAATGATATTCTTGCATTTACGGTAAGTCCTTGGTTTGACACGGGTCGAAAGAAACATGGCTTGCAACTCTTAAAGTAGGAAAGCTAAGAGGTTTAATTACAGCTGATGAAAGGATTTCATAGAATTAATGGTATTAATTGGCTTACTGATAGTAGCTCACAAAGAATACAAGACACAAGTATAAAGGGCCATATTATTCTAGGTAAATTGCCAAATCATTGGGAACGAGTACGTGAAATAATACTGCTTAATGATAAAAGGTAGAGCATAAGTTAACGAGGGGATGATCAAATGGGGAAAATTAAAATAGTACCTAAATCAGACGTTCTGAATAAAATGATAGACGATCCATCTGATGTGCTTATAGGATTAGTAAACGAGAAAATTAATAAGGCTGCTGAATCTGGCAAAAGAAGTATCGACATAAGTATTGATGAGGGATTGACTCAAAAAAATTATTTGCTGTTGAGTGAAAAGATACGTGCAGCAGGATATGACGTTTTTAATCAATATGCTAATGGAAACATTTTTCGGTTAGATGTTGAATGGTAATGAATTAAGACAAGGTAACCAGTAGAAGGGGCGCGAGGCACGCAGGGGCTCGCGCCCCTTAGGCATTGCCTAGCGCTTGATTTCAATTATTATCAAGAGTAAGATTAAAAGTGTGTATGATGACATGAAGCTCACCTCCTTTTAGTAGTCGTAAGTCACAGCTTGCTGTGATAGGCTACGTTAAGAAAGGGGTGTGAGCTTCTTTTCTATATATGAGTGGCAATGCCTAAAAGACTATGTGGGGATGATATAGTGAATGTTGAATTTTCTAAAATCGTGTACAAAATATAGACGCTAAAATTTTAAAAAGTTTAACTTGTGTCTTGAGTTTGTACGTATTTAGGCGTATAAATAATATGGTGTGGCAAAAAAGTAAAGAGGGGCCACCAAATGAAAGTTGTTGCAAAAAGGTTGATATTGGCATTGCAGAATGCAGGATACAATGAGGTCTCTAAAAATAGTTCTCACCATAAATACCGTAATAAAGATGGCAAAATAGTAATAGTTCCTTATACTAGTTTGCATGATGATTTAGCTATCGGTACGGTGAAAGCTGTTTTGCGACAAAGTGGCATAGAGTTATAAAAGCAGGTGGCATAATAACCATCTGCTTTTATACTAAGGAGTGTTTTACTTGAAAAATAAAAAAATAGTATATCCAGCAGTATTAAGTGATGAATATAATGAAAACGGAGAGTATACAGTAACTTTTCCTGACGTACCAGCGGCTATAAGCCAGGGCTTTGGACTTGCTGATGCGCTTATCAACGGTGGAGAAGCTTTAGGACTTGCACTATATGACGAAAAAGAAATTCCAGAACCTACAGATATTGAAGAAGTAAAGAAGAATAATCCGAAAGCAATTGTAAATTATATTGCAGTTGATATGAACGATATTAAAAAGCGTGTGGTATTGCCGACTGTAAAAAAGAACACAACCTTACCAGGTGAGTTAGCCAAAAGAGCTGAAGAAGCTGGTATTAATTTCTCTCAAACATTGAGAGAAGCGTTGGAAGAAAAAATAAATACTAATCACTGATGTGTGAGAGCACAATAACAAAAGTGAAAAATAAATTGAAGTGGAATATTATGATCGTCTTATTAATTTGGATGAATGCTTTAACGATAAAGAAAAAACTTAATAGCTATTAAGCTAATAGTATTCTTTAAATCGTTTGCTATATATTATAGTAATAACGAGATTCATTATAAGAGAGCAGCTTAAGTAAAGAACTTGATAATTCTAATATTTCTAATAAAAATTCTGGAGATTAATATTATATGACTAACTACAACAAGAGAATACTATTAATAAATATTGAGATACCATCTATTGAAAATAATGATACTGGATTAACTGAAATCGTAAAATTACATAGAAAAATTAGAGGTAAGGCTAGTGTCTTAGATCCACATACTGAAGGAATAAGATTTGTGTTTAATAAATGTACTATTTTTTCTTCAAGTGGTATAGCTTATTTAGGGGCTATAAGTACACAACTTAAGCATAAAGGAATTAACGTTTATTATAATTTTAAAAGCATATCATCAAATGTATTAGCTTTTTTCAAGGAGACAGGATTTTTACAAAAAAACTTTCACAGACATTTTTCAAAAGATAAAATTCCAAGCACATCTATAAATTTTGAAAATTTTGTAGGAAATTTAGAAACTGATGAATTTGTTTCTGAAAAAATAGTTAATTATATTCAATCTAAATGGTTAAGCGATAATAATATCAGTATTATGCCACAACTAAAAGAAGACTTATCTAGTAAAATGTTTGAACTTTTTGCAAATGCTCTAGAACACTCTAAAAGTTCCTTAGGATGTTTTTGCTGTGGTAATAATTTTAATGAAAAAGAAGACCAGCAACTCACTTTAACTATCATTGATTTAGGAGTTGGAATAGTTAATTCAGTAAAAACGTATTTTAAGAATAGGGGGGAAACCATTAGCAGTGAATATGCAGCTAAATGGGCGTTTACTAGCGGGAAGACGACAAGAGTAGATCAAACTGGAGGTCTTGGATTAGCATTAGTTGAAGATTTTCTGAATGTATCTAATGGCGAAATGAAAATATTATGTAATGATACAAAACTTGATATATATGGAAATAATAAAAAATATTCCTTTATGCCAATAAAATTTTCAGGTACAATTATAAAGATAAGTATGCGTCCATCAAAACATGGTATATATGGATATAAAAATGAATTTGAAGGGAAATAGGCATCATGACAAGTGTTATTTTAGTAAAAGATATTATAAATGATTCTTTCTCACCGATTGGAGGACATCAGTTAGGGAAAGAGGTAGTCACGCTACTTAAGAACAAAAAAGAAAGCATAGTGCTTAATTTTGATAGCATTGCTCCCTTTACAACTTTATTTTTTAATGCAATGTTTAAAGATATTTCTGCAAATTATAATTTACATGAGCTTAATAGGATCATAAAAGTAGAATCTCTTGGTGAAGTTGATAAAGATACTTATTATAGAAGCTTGAATAATGCAACGGAAAAGCAAGAAAAGGATAAAGATGCAAATAAATAGTAATAATGTTATTAATCTGAATGGTATATCAGATGAACAGTTCTCACATCGTCAGATATCTTTTTATGTTGATACTAATATATGGTACTGGTTAACGTATCCAAATTCTAATAGTGAAGAATTTGCTCCAGATTATGCTACGCTTCTTTATAGACTCAATAATTTAACAAACATCAAACTACTTTATTCGCATTTAACGTTTGCAGAATTAACGGCTATCATTGAAGGTGATCTTTATCATAACTATCAGACAAGAACAGGGTTGCGTTTGCATAAAAAGTCATATAGAAAAATTCCAAGAGAAAGGAATGCTGTTGTAGACAATATTTCTAGCTCAATTCATCAGATTGCTCAAATTGCTGAGCCAAGTGATGATGCTTTCGTAGAAATACTTAATTATATTAAGCCAGAGGATTTTATTTCAACGTTAAGAAGAACAAACCTTGATGGAACTGATATTTTGATGGCAAACTTTATTAAGCAGAATGATGTAAAAAATGTTATTACCAATGATAGGGATTATCTTACTATAAATGGTTTGAATATATATACATATGATGAAAGAACTATTGAAATGGCAGAAACACAAGGGATTAATACAAATTTTGATGCTATCTGGCAATAAAATAAAAGCATGCTTTTTAAATTAAAGAAAAGTCATAAAAAAGAAGATTAAGAAACTGAAAAAGTAATTCAGCCTTTCCTTTTTAATGAAATTTCTATGTAGTTTAAAAAGCATGCTTTTTAAATATCAACTTTTCCACGTGTAAAAATAATTTTTGGCCTTAAAAAGTAGCTTCGTTCCTATTCTTACCAGGTTTTAATAATCACCCTGAAAATAGTTAACTGCCTTTAGTCGGCTTTCATTATCTTTATAGCACGGCTAGCGCGTCACGTTCTTAATAAATAGAACATGATTTCTATTTATTATATAGTAGAAAAGTTTTTTATTCTTTTTGGTTTTATTAGTTGACAACTTATAAAATGATGATATTATATAAGTGTAAGCTAATTACTAGCTTAAGCAGTCCCAACTTTCAAATTCTAGATATGAAAGGAGTTTCGGGGCTATGCTTACAGTAGTAAGCGCCCTTTTAGGAATAGCCGGCGCCTATCGGTTAGCCTGTAAAGGCTATAAAGATTATTGGCAAGGGCAACGCCTAAAAGAAAAAGCCTTAAAAAAGCGGGCTAAACGCTTAAAAAAGGCTAATAAATAAATAAAGCTTATAAATTGGGAATCGTGGCGCGGTTCCCTTTTACATATATAATTATACTATGGAACTAGAAAAATAGAAAGGTTTTAGAAATGCTGAAAATTCTATTTAATATAGTAATTCTGTTAGTTGGGCTATATGTTAGCTATCGACTAGTTAAATCTGGATGTAATGACTTAAAAGAAGCCCAAAAATTAAGACAACAAGCAAAAGAGTTAAAAAGAAGGCGATAAAATGCCAAAAGTAAAGAAATATTCTAAAGAAGAAGCGCACCAGCGACAAATAGACCGCGTAAATGAATACAACCGCACACATAAAAAAGAAGCCTACCGCAATCAGAAGAAGTCAAGGGCGCGCAACTTTATTAAAAAGGACGCTACACGGGAAGAATTGGAAGAATTGCGCGGGCTTATTGATGAAAGACTGAAAGAAATATCTAAATCCTAAGAATGTGACGCGGTTAAACTGATATAATAAAACACATAGGGAGCGGGAAGACTTGCAAACTTTCCACAAACTTAGACAATCTACAAACTAGGATAAAAGCCAACTTTCTACAACATTATAAGTAGATGAGGGAGTGGTTTAAATGTCCTTCTGTTTGTCTCTACTATTTACGGGTATAACATGAGTATCACGCTTACAATTACAAGCGGTAAAGTGTTTAGTGTAGTAATTGCTACCGTAATAAGTGCAATTATTGCAATAAAAAAGCGCCCTAAAGGTTAGGCGCTACAGACAAAATAAGTAGATTGTCGGGGCGTGAGTGCTTGCACCACTTGCGCCCTTTAACATGATTTATTATATATGATTATTTATACTATATCAATATATTAGGGGGAGTGAAACTAATGGCAAAAGCAAGCAAAGCACAGTTAGAAGCTAATAGACGATGGCGAGAGAAAAACAAAGCTTATAACGAATATAAAAAGGCTTTGAATTACATGGATAACTTAATCAATCCGGATAAAGACAAAAACGAACTAATCTATAAAGCAATTGAAAAAAGCGAAGATCGCCGGTTTGACTACTGGGACGACATGACAAATAGACTTGAAGAAATGGCGGATAAATTCGGCTATAAAGTTACTAAAAAATAAAAATAGATTTTTTCTATTTTTATATTGACATATATATCACTATGATATATGATAAAGATGTTCAAAAGGAACAGGGAATAAAAAATTATTTCTTATATCTATATCATAGTGATATAAAAGAAAGGAAGAACAACAATGACAAAAGAACAACAAACCATACTAAACAAAGCTAAAAAGATATTCGATCAAGTAGAAGGATATTCAAACGAATACGAGTTAAAGAAGGATGGTGCAACAGTCGCAAGAATGAAGCTAGATGACGAACAAACAACGCTATACGACAGTAAGCAAATTAAAAGCTTTCTTATTTGGTGGAATGATGACTTGAGCGGATTTAGTGAAACGCTAGAAGAAATTTACAACGGCTAGAAAAGGAGATCTTAAAAATGAAGTGTGAATATTGCAACGAAAAACTAAACAACGGTTTTAATGTAACGGGGTATGAAATGACATCCCCAAAGCAGGCGGAAGGTCTAAAGTTCGATTCTCTTTATTGTATGAATGAATACGCAAAAGAACATAATTTCAGCGACTACAATTATATTTCTTGCGATTTGTAAAAGGAGTTGTAAACAATGCGGAAAGTAGAAAAGTATATCAAGTTGTATCAAGAAAATGAAATCACTGTTCATCAAGCCTATAAACAACTAGGCGGACGCAAATATAAAGAATGGTGGACAAAGCTATATAAGCAAGCAGAACAGACAACAAAAGAAAGGGGCTTGTAATTATGGGAATAGAAAAATCAAGAACTAACTGGATGAATAACGGCTATTTATACATTATCGAAAAGTACGAAAAAAACGACTATACAGGAAAATTTGAAATTTGGCGGCGCGGCTTTATTAACTATTTTGCATATTGTGACAAATTAAAACGATTAGCATGGTATAGCAGAGAGAACACTAAAAAGATAAATGATGATGCATATTACATCAGAGACGACAAAGGAAATTACACGGGCCGAATAATCAGAGTAAAACAGTTCAATTAAATAAAAGAGGTAATTTATTATGAATAAGAATTTAGTAATTAAAGTGTTAGGCGTTTTATTAATTATTGCAGTTGCTAACTGGTACGTTGACAGCCAAAAGCTTCACGACGCACAGAACCAAATTAGAACAGAACAAACGGCCAAGAGTAAGGCAACCGCACAAATGGAAGACCTCAGCGCAACTAATGACGATTTAACAGACCAAAACAAGGAATTAAAGGACTCACAGACCCATATTAAGGACGGTCAACAAATTAAAAACGATAAATTTACAATCGACTATGAAGACGATGGCGACGGTGATTATACTCTAACAGTTTACCCAAATAAAAAGGGCGAGCGCTTAATTGCTCAGCAAGGAGACGGCGCGCAAGGCTTAGAAATTGTAAATGTTCCAAAAACAGACAAGCGCACAACTGAAGCAAACTAAAAGGGAGATGTTAACCATGTTTGAATTAATTGGAATTATTGAGCGCGGTAGTTGGTATCAAGTGAGTTTTTTACAAAGTGACGGTAAAACATTAGAAACACACAAGGTTAACGGCTGGAAACAATTAAATAGATTTTTGAAATATAACAATATTTTTCATATAGCGGGAGCGCCTTTAATATTACCAGCTAACAACTATGTAATTAATGAAATTGTAAGCGAGCAAACAATAGAAAGGGAAGACTAAACATGATCAAGAAATATTATTCAGTGTGTGACTTTTGGGGTAATGAAGTATTTGGAACTTATGACAAAGAAGAAGCACAGAATTATTTTTTAGATAATGATGATGAACACAACAACGATTTACAAGTATTTCAATATAAAGAAGTAACAGAAATTGGCGATGATGGTTTTAATTGGGGAAGCCATTTACAAGATAAGCAAATAATGACAATCAACTACTAGGGGGATGCATACTATGGATACTACAGAATTGAGTTACTCAGATTTGAAAGTTAAAGCGATGATGCTATTAGATACAGATGATAAAGTAAGACTTTACTTGATGGAAGCCACGCGAATTATGAGGGCTTTATATGAAAGTGACGCCGTATATACACACGAGCGCCGAGCATTCAGGCGGAACTATTGGCGGTTTGTTCTTTGCTGTAATTTAACGCCATCAATGAACCGAATAACAGCAACAAAGATATACGCCCGTTTTGTTGGTGGCTATTGTGAAGGGTTAGAACCTAAAACAGTGCAAATAATAGGGCTGTTATTTGAAGAACTAGCCCAAAGCATTCACGACGGCGAAGACAAACAAGCGCAACAAGCGATACTAAACAACGCAATTAGTTACCTACTAAAGTACTAAGGGGATGCATACAATGAACTATAAAGCATATTATCGAACTGTTAAAAGTCACGCCTTGAAGTTTGTTGATCCTGGGGACGACTACAAGCGCCGTTACTTTGCAAGCCGTGACGATTATAAAATTGTATTGATAAAGTTGTTAGCTTCAACCGTTGACCGTTTGAACGGGCTGGGAGTTAATATAAAAATAGTTGTCGGGGATGACGACAAGCACACAGGAACAAAAGAAGCCGCCTAATCGGGCGACTTTTTTATTTGAACTAATTTATTAAAATGTATTTACTTTTTATGTATATGTTATATAATATACTTGTAACCAAGTAGGGGACGCCTGAAAGGTTACGCGTTCCAGATAAGGCAAACACCTAGCCGGAAAGGTGGTGGCCGTAATGGATTTATATAGGACTCCCGGAAAGTTGGCGGGTGTAATTATTTCTAAATGGTCAAAGGTATGGGGCTATTTTATGATGGGCCTTTATTACCTCTCAAAAATCATTATAGAAATAATAAAAGCGTTAGCTTAATAACTAACGCTTAGCACTTTGAAACTTATCCGGAACGCAAGGGGCGAACGGTTGAGGCGTTCGCCTTTTGCTTACATATATATTATATATTATAAAGGTGAGGCGGTGCAAGTATGACAATTACAAAAGCACAGGCAAAGGCAACAGCCAAATATAAGGCAAAGCACCCGGAAGCAGCGAAGGCATATCAAGCGCGATCATATGCACGGCGCTATATTAACAAGTTTGCGGATAATGAGGGGTTGGACGAATTAGAAGAACTCATAAAAGTAAGACGGAAAGAACTAAATAAACAATAGAATATATTTATATTGGTCACTTATCTATTAATTAGATGGGTGGCCTTTCTTTATTTTAAACTCGCGGAAAAAATGCGGAAAAATAAAGGGGCTTTTAGTGTTATATTGATAGTGTCAAAAGAAGTAAGCTGATAAGGTGTTATCTTAACGGGTAACGCCTTTTTATTTTGCCTTGCTTTATATTGCCGTGTGATAGCTTGTAAGGCGATATTGTGACGAAACAAGATAAATGGTTCACAGTTAAATTAAAGAGCTGAGGGGCGATTGTGTGAAGCGTAAGTATAAAGATAACTACAACGCATTTTATCACTCTAGGGAGTGGCAAGCGGTAAGGCAGCAGGTGTTACAACGTGATCATTATCTTTGCCAGGTATGCAAGCGGGCGGGAAGGATCACACCAGCTACAACCGTACACCACATTAAGGCGGTAAGGGTTGACTATAGCAAGCGGCTTGACCCTAGTAACCTAGAGACCATATGCAAGGCTTGCCATAATGCGGAACATAACGAGCGGGCAAAGTCACTACACGATAAGCAGACAAAGTTAAAAGCAGAAAGAAGCGACGATGTTTTTACGTTTAAGGCGAATCCAGAGCTATAAAATTGCACATGGCTAGAAATGCCGTTGTGTCAACGATTTAAGCACCAAAAAGCACGAAAAAGAAAAAATCGTGTGCAAAAAGCCCCAAAAACAGGCCCCCCACCCCTAAAAAATAGAAAATTTTAAAATCACGGGAGCGGTGCCATGCCTTACTTCTCAAAAAACTCGTTTTTCAAAATTTTTTGTACACAAAAAAGCGGACACCCATTACTGGATGCCCGTTAATTTTGACCACTCATATTTCAACTAAATCATAACATAACTAAAAATAGCGTCAAGCGCTAAATTTCGGCGAAAGGAGGAATTTTTGATATGCCACAACCAGCTAAAAATGTTCTGCAATTAGTTGCCAATGGAAACTATAATCACAAGCCCAAAGATGAACTCAAACGGCGTGCAAAAAATGAGCAAAAATTAAAAGTTTCTGCTGAACACATGAATCCACCATCTTATCTTGATGCTGGAGCTAAAAAACAATTTCGAGCAATTATTAAGCTGTTTAAGGATACCGATTTATTAAATGAGGCGGATATTGATGAAATTGCACGTTATTGTGACTTAACTAAAGAATACAAGTCGTGTAACGCACGTCTAAAAAGAAATGGGCGATTTGTAGAAGGCAAGCCTAATCCTGATTTGCGATTAAAACTTCAAATTTCGGCTGAACTAGATAAGTTAGCTAAGAACTTAGGGCTCAATCCAGCAGCACGTGCATCTTTAGCTATTAATATGACAGATGATCAAAAACAAGATGATGACGATGACTTCTAATATTTTAAAAGAAAATCCGCTTGATCTTGATTACACAGGCCTTACCAATTGGGTTCAAGCTTATATGGACAACGAACGATCACTGGGACATGTGCTAGGAGCACCATCACCAGCTTTATTGACTACGATTTATGCGCAAGCAGTAGTGAATAATGACATTATAGCCAGTAAATGGGTGAAATTAGCGTGTGAGCGACATTTAAAAGACCTTGAATGTTCTAAAAATGATCCCGATTATCCTTGGACTTTTGATGAAGAAAAAGGTTGGCGACCTATTCGTTTTATCGAAAAGAAATGTCATCCGACTAAAGGTAATTTTGATCACTTAGTAATGCAACCATGGCAGCACTTTGTTGTTGGCTCAATGTTTGGTTGGGTTAATAAGTATACAGGAGTAAGACGCTTTCGTGAGAGTCTTATTTTTGTTGGTCGCAAGAACGGTAAACTCGTCTCGCCGTTCTAAAATTGGACAAAATCGGTAGAAACCTACTATGAAAGATTACAAATTATATAAACACACTAACAAAATTAACGGAAAGATTTACATTGGAATAACAAATGATACTAATCGACGCTGGAGAAATAGCGGGATTGAGTATAAGCCAGAGTCGGGCAGGAAATCCAGGTTTTGGAACGCTATACAAAAATATAGTTGGGAATCATTTAAGCACGAAATTCTAATTTCTGGACTATCGTTTTCGGAAGCCTGCAAACTTGAGCAAAAATATATTGCCGAGTTGAATTGTACAGACGATAGTGTTGGTTACAACATCGCTAAAGGTGGCAATGGTGGTCGCGTTTATGTCCACCATCCTAGAGGAATGCTGGGAAAGCCCCAAACCGCTTACGAAATCGTTGTACATAGAAAGCTTTTGCTAAATCCCAAAAGCAATCCTATGAAAAACGGAAAAGTGATTTGGGGAGTAACACATGAACATCCGCGAGGAATGCAAGGACACCATCAATCGTTTTATCATAGACAAGTTATGGCACAACAAACTGGAACTAAAAATCCTAATGCTAAAATCTTGAACATTACTTTTCCCAACGGTAATGTTGAGTTTTGGCCTACTATGAAAAGCTTTGTAGAAGCTAATGGTTTTTATAAAGTTTATGAGTTAGTAAAAAGTGGTAATCCATACACCGTTAATCTGAGTAATGTAAAGCGGACTAACAGGAAAGTTTGTAAACATTATATGGGATGTGTTTTCTCTCATAGGTAGAAGATACCGAGGTAACTCACTAGATTACGCAAGGCTAGTGAGCACCGTAACGCGTAGGAGATGAATAAATATAATTCTCCCAAGAGTGCCCAACAATCTTAATGATTGAAAATGTACGCTAAACTGGGTTGGAATTGACCAACCAATGAAAACGAGGGCGACCTCCAGAGCATAGGATAAAAAGCCTATGGATAATAACAATGAAGACTGAGTTGGAGTCGGGTCTAGCCGATTATATGGCTGGATTTGATGGTGAAAATGGTCCGAACGTCTACTTTTTAGCTAATTCACAGCAACAATCACGCTTATTGTTTGAGGGTTCTCGAACAATGATTCAAAAATCTCCTTGGTTATCTGATCGTTTTGTTCCCAACCGAAGTGAAATTAGATACCCGAAAACTGGTGGAAAGATCATGGCAATGTCTGCCGAAAAGAGCAATAAAGATGGTGAGAACGTCCATTTTGCCGTGTTCGATGAAATTCACGAATATCAAGATTATTCTTTGATTAACGTCATGAAAAATTCTCGAGGAACACGGACACAGCCGTTAATTGTCTATATTACAACGGCTGGTTACGTTTTAGACGGTCCGTTGGTAGATATGGTTGATCAAGGGCACGATACGCTAAGCAATTACGAAAATGATATCGATGAGCGTACATTTTACTACTTAGCGTGCCTTGATAACAAAGAAGAAGTTAATGATCCAACCAAGTGGGTTAAAGCTAATCCCAACATTGGTTTAATGCAATTAGCTGATATGATTAGTGACTTCAAAAATGATCGCCGTGTTCCTGCTAGATTTGCTGATTGGTTAACTAAACGATTTAATATTTTCTCGGAAGTTGATGAGTTAAGCTTCATAACTCCTGAAATACTACAAAAAAATAAGCGTCACCTTGATTTGAAGGAACTTTTAGGTCGTGAATGCGTAGGTGGATATGATCTATCAGATACTGAGGACTTCACCTCCGCGTGCTTAGAATTTCCTTTAGATGATGGTGGCGTTTTTATATTGGAACATTCGTGGATTCCACACGCTCGGTATGAACGTGACAAGAATCCAGAACGAATTAGGAAGTGGGAACATGATGGGGATATCACAATTATTCCTGGAGATTATGTCGATTATTCATACGTGCTTGATTGGTTCACAGAACAAGCAGAAAAATACAACATTGTAATAATTCGATACGATTATGCTAAGTCGCTTCGGCTTAATAAGGAACTGGTTGAGGCTGGATTTAACACCGAAAAGGCCCACCAAGGGTTCGTCACGCTTGGCGGTCCGTTGCAAAATTTCAAAGAATTGCTTTTAGATGGCAAAGTCGTCTTTAACGAGCAATCAATGTTTAAGTGGTATCTCAACAACGTCCATCTCCGTCAAGATCGCAATAATAATTGGTTGCCTACAAAGACATCACAATCACGAAAAATTGACGGCTTCGCGGCAGCACTAGATGCGCATGTATCAGTGATTGATATGTTAGTAGAACCAACTTATGACGGTCCGGTCTCAACGTTTATTTCATTCAAGTAGGTGAGAAGTTGAAATGCTTAATACGACTTACTAGAAAGGAGGTGCATATATGAATTTATGGAAAACAACTAAACAATGGTTTACTAAAGGTTTTAAACAAGAGGTTAATTTTAAGCAGGGAAATTGGGTAGGCCCTACTTTTAATTTTCAAGGATGGGCTACAGATATCAATGAGGGCGTACAAAATAATACTCTTTCCACTAATGAAGAGATTTTTAGTGTTATTACCCGCCTTGCCAATACTGTATCTAGTTTGCCAATCCACCTCTATAAAAATTATGAAGAGGTTGACGATGGTATTGCTGAACTAGTTCGTAGTGAGGCTAATCCGTCTATGAGTGCTTTTTCTTTAATTAATCAGTTAGAGGTATCACGGAATAGTAGTGGAAATGGCTATGTGTTTATTGAACGTGATGTATCAACTGGAGTACCAATTAGATTATGGCCGATAGATCCAACGACAGTCACTATCAAGCGAAATATTGATGATAACTCCATTTACTATGAAGTAACTTCATCTGATCCTAACTATCATTTTTTAGTATTTAATACAGAAATGATTCATGTGCGACATATTACTCCGTTAACTGGTGTTCTAGGGATTAGTCCAATTGATGTTTTACGCGGACCCCTTCAGTTTGAGAAAGCAGTTGAAGATTTTTCAGTTGGTGAAATGAATAAGAAAGATCAATACATTATTAAATATGATCGCTCTGTAAGTCCAGAAAATCGTAAAGCAGTAATTGAAGACTTCACCCGCATGATTAAAGAAAATGGTGGAGCGGTTGTCCAAGAAAAAGGATTTGATTATGACCGGTTTGCTAGTAATTTTCAGCCTAGTGATTTAAAAACGTCTGAACAGATTACGCGTTCAAGGATTGCTAACGCTTTTAATATACCAATTGCCTTTTTGAATGAATTAAATGGTACGGCTTCAATGAATGAACAAGCAATGATCCAGTTCGTTCAAATGACACTAGTACCAATAGTTAAACAATATGAATCAGAATTTAACCGCAAGTTATTGACACAAAGTCAACGGACAAGCGGTTTTTATTTTAAGTTCAATGTTAATGGGCTGATGCGTGGTGATACCGCCTCACGGACTAACTTCTACCAAATGATGATCCGAAACGGTATTGCAACGCAGAATGATTTACGAAAGTTGGAAGATATGACGCCAATTACTGATAAATCAGCTGACATTACTTGGATTTCTAAAGACTTGTTCCCATCAGAAAGTCAAATGAAGGCTTCTGTACAGGATATTAAAACTGCCGAGAAATCATCGAAAGGAGGTGACTCTGATGAACAAGACGGTACTACCAAAGTACCTGACGATCAAACAGGAAAGTAAAAATATGACACCAGAAATGTATATTGATGGTGAAATTGTAACTGATGAATATGAAGACACAGATACTTCAGCAGCTGGGTTTCGCAATGCCCTAAAATCGCTTGGGGATGTAAAGAATATTAATTTACATATTAATTCTCCAGGAGGTTCTGTTTTTGAAGGAATTGCAATATACAACATGCTGAAACAAAATTCAGCCCATATTAATGTCTATATTGATGGCTTAGCTGCTTCAATCGCAAGCGTTATCGCAATGAGCGGTGACGCTATTTTTATGCCTTCAAATTCTATGATGATGGTTCACAATCCGTGGGTTATGGCAATCGGCAATGCTAACGAACTTCGAAAACAAGCTGATGCTCTTGATCAAATTACCAAGTCTAGTGTTCAAACATATCTTGCTAAAGCGGGTGACAAGTTAGATGAAAAAACTTTGACGCAATTAATGGATGATGAAACTTGGTTAACTGCTCAAGAAGCCGTTGATTATGGATTAGCAGATGAGGTTATGGAGCCAAATAAGGCAGTAGCTTCAATTAATAAACAATTTGTTAGTCGTTATCGTCATGTACCAGAGCAATTAATTAAACAAGCAGAACATGACGATAACAAATTGAACTCAGAACAAAACCTAGAACAAGAACAACTAAATAAGATTCACGAAAAGGCCCTAGCAAATGCTAAGGCCTTAAATATTTCAATCGAAAAATTAAAGGAGGAATTTTAATAATGGATCTTTATTCTATGAAAACTAACGTATTAAATATTGGTCAATCACTTAAGGAAGCTAACGACAAACTGGCTGAGATTGCTGTTAACCCAGCTTCAACTACTGAAGATATTACTGCTCAACAAAAGAAAGTTGATTCGCTGCAAAAACGCTACAACACAATCAGTGACCAATTAAAGAAGGCCGAAGCGGAACAAAAGGCAAACTTAACCCGTGTAAAGCAGGTTCAAAATGCCAAGAAGCTTCCTGATGAACCTGAGAAACGAATGATTGCAATGGAAGCAGCATGGATTCGGAAGACTGTTCGGCCTGACAATGCTGAATTCCAAGAAAAATGGAATACTATCAAGCAAGAAATGAAGGATGATTCAACTTCACAAGGTGGTAAGTTGCTTCCTATTAACGTTTCAAATCAATTGATTAGTGAACCATTTGCGAAAAATCCACTTCGGCAAATGGAAACTGTTTCTACTATTACTAACTTGATTTTGCCACGTATTGCCTTTGATATCGCTGATGATTCATTTGTTGACGATGGAGAAATTGCTAAGGAAATGAGCCTTAAGGGTGATCAAATCAACTTCGAACGTCATCAAGTAAAGGTACGTGCAGGCATTTCCGATACTGTTTTACTTGGGACTGATACAGGCTTAGTTCAATATGTAAATGATTGCTTGGCTTCTGCACTTCAATTGAAGGAACGGAACATGTCTCTTGGCACTAGTAATCCGACTGGTCTGGAGCACATGAGCTTTTATGATAAGACTACCGTTAAGATTAAGGAGGTTGCGGGTTCAGACTTATTCCATGCAATTCGAAAGGCTATTGCAGACTTGGACGACGCATTCCAAGACAACGCTAAAGTTTTAATGACTCGGAGCGACTATTACGATATGCTTGACGGCTTAGCAAATAACTCTGCTACGCTTTACCAAGCACAACCAGAATCAATTTTAGGTGTACCAGTTGTATTTACTTCCGCAGCTACTACACCAGTTGTTGGTGACTTTAGTTTTGCTCAACTTAACTACGAAATTTCTAGCTCTTTATATGAACAATATAAAGACTATCAAAAGGGAATGAACTACTTCCAACTTACTGCATGGTTTGATCACCAAATTAAGTTGGCTAGTGCATTCCGTTTAGCAACTGTTTCAGCGTCAAAATAATTTCCCCATCCGGTGATGATGGGAAGAACACAACCCCATCAACGCCTAAAACAGGTGGGGACACTAAATCTGATGCAAGCAAAGATAATAAGCCTGCATCAAGTGCGGTAGTAAGTACTGCTCCAGCAAGTTCTGCTACCAGCTCAACTGCTCCAGCAGGTTCTGAATCAAACACTTCTGCTCAACCAGCAGTAACCGATTCTTTTGACCCGAACGGTGATGTAAAACCAACTGAAGATCAAACTATTCCAGAAATTAAGGCTTATTTAGATGCACATAAGATTAGTTATGCGTCATCTGCAAGTAAGCCTGATTTGTTAGCCCTAGCTAATAAATAGCAATTAAAAGGTGGTGATATTTATGTCAATTAATTCATTGAAGAATACAGTATTGGATAGTGATTTACAAACAGTAAAGGCTTCTTTACGACTGGAACCGGATATGACTGATGATGATAAGTTGGTGAAAATGTTGATTAAAGCGGCTCGGCGAGACGTTATTAACCAAGTTGGAGAACGTATTGATGATTTCTTTGATAATAATGAAGTATTCAATGCTGCGGTTATTTTGGAGGTATCACACTTATACAATCATCGAAGTGCAACAGCCGAACAGCAAACCTATGAAGTCCCAATGGCGCTGTATTCGTTAATCAATTCAATGAAAGACGAATATCGCTACCAAACTATGAAAAGCGACGGACTCCTTAGTAAGGATAATTCTGATAGTGAAGATACTGAAAGTAGTAATGAAAATGCAGAGAGATCCGATCAGAGTTCAGAACTAGGGGGATGATAATAATGGCTAAAGGTATTAATCCTGCACGAATGCGATATAGGCTAGAGTTTGGTAAGTATGAACCCTCCGACAATATTAATCCAAATACTGGTGAATCAATTGATGAATTTACACCAAAATTTAAACGCTGGGCCGGGCAATGGACTCTTACTCAAACACAACAAATAGCATTGGCAGGAGCTAATATTAAAGATGCTATAGTCTTTTTTATCCGTCATGATAAAAATGTGACAAGTGATTATTCAATTCGCAAGGGAGACAATATTTATACGATCGATAGTATTACTTATGATGATGGTCTGAGCGCCGACGGATTTGATTTAATTACTTGTCATCTAGAGATATCTAACCATGCCTAATGAGGTAAAGGGCAACTTGGATGGAATGTTTGAAAAAATGGCGAAGGCACTTAGTAGAAAGCAAAGAATTTCAGTAAATAAGGCTGGTATGAAGCCGTATAAGGAAGAATTTACTAAGAATTTTAAGGAGTCATTTAGAGAAGGAAAAGGAGAGTCAATTCTAGAAACATTATCTGAACATGCAACAACTGGTGGTAGAGTTGAACTTGGCTTCTCTAAAAAAGGAAAGAAAGCTTACTTAGCACGCTTCCATAATGATGGATGGATTCCACGAAACCAATATGGTGGGCCATATAAATATCATCCTAATAGAGTCGGAAACGAGAAAGGTTTGGATGATTCTGGATTGCCTATGGTTCCAGGCAAGCACTTTTGGGAAAAAACGAATAGTGATGCTTCTTTAAAAGAGAAAATTAGAGCGCGGGAAATTAGAAAATACCATCAGATTTTAGATGAGAAAGTAAAGGGTGGTTAGCAATGACACCAACTGCAAAAGTAAGAAAAATACTAGTTGATAATTGCAAGAACATTCCATATCTAAAGGCTCAACATATTCATTCTTATATGATTAAGCCGAATGATTGGTCAAAGACCGATTGTTTACTGAGAATTTCTGAATTACCTGCTGGATCACATGAATATGGGAATTTGGAACCTATTAATGAACGTAAAGGAGTTCAAATAGAATTCTATTACCCTACAAATTATAAAAATGATATGGACTTAATCGAAAAAAAGGTTAAGTCCATTTTATTTGCTCATAGAATTCGGTGTTATTCAGATGCTGGACACGTAATAGCACCAGATAACCAAAACATTGAAAATACATTGAAATTTAATTATATCGAGGAGGACTTATAAATATGGCATCTATTGGTCTAAAAATGGTCTACGTCGGTATCAAAGATAATAATGGTGCAACTATTGTTGACCCAACTAAGGGACTTTCTGATAAGGGAGTTTATCCCATTGATACCAACAAAGATCATCAAAACTTAGGTACTAAAACAGCTAATATTACTGCACTTTCAGGAAACCCCGTTAAGATTACGGGTAATAATGAAGTGGTTGATGTAACTAATCCACCATCTAGCCCACAGGTGGCATTTGATATGAATGCTATCAATCCACAAGTTCGTGAAAAGCTTTTAGGACGGAAAGCTAATGGTTTTGGTGGTTATGTTGATGGTGATAAGCCTGTAGATTGTGGAGTTATTATTGAATCACAACAACCGGTAACAATGAAATCTGTTTTCTTTTGCTTTGGACGTGGTAACTTTAATGAAACTACGCATAACATTGGTACAGATACTGATACGGCCGAAACTCGTGATGATGATACATTAACATTTACTTCGTTAGGCTATAACGGATTTGGCGGAAAGCCATTCATGATTTTTTATGAAAGTGATCCAGATTTTGATAAACAAAAGATGATGGATTTAGTCTTCCCAGGTCAACAATTAGTTACTGCTGATCATGATGGTACTCAAGATAGTTCACTTCATGGTGGAACTGTTGAAGCACCGCATGGATCCAGTGATGTTGGTGGTCAGGGAAACCACTAAACCCACCAACTGAAGTATTTCAGCCAACGTCAGAAGCATCTGGTGGGGATGCAAAAGATAATAAATAACAATAAAACGAATAAGTAGCGAATGCGAACAGAGACGAAATTAATAAAGTGAAACGAAATAAGGAGATTTATTATGTCAAAGATTGTTAAATTTGATGCTAAAGCAGTTTTGGGACAAGACTTCACTGTGATGGATTCATTTAAGAATGTAAAAAAGGTTAGCGCGGGAATTACCGAAATCCTTAATTCTATTGATACCTATGAAGAAAAGCAAACTAAAGCTAAAAAGCCAGTAACACTTATGGATTATCAAGATATTGTAGCTACTAATGTTATTAAAGAAACCGGAAAGCTCCTTAACTTAAATAAAGAAGATGCCAAAAAATTAGAAGATATGTCTTATTCTGAGGTATTTGACTTTTATTCAGAAGTAGCTCGCAAATTTCTTGATATGGATATTCCTGATCCAACAGCTATAAAAAAAGGAATTCAAGAAATGAATGAGGCTGAAAAACAAGACCCAAAACTCAAAGAAGACAAGTAAAATGGGATTTAAAAAACTTAGTTGAAGATATTGATTACATCGGTCAACAAATGTTCCAGAAGAAAGGAACTTTGCCAACCGATTTTTTTAATACTTCTTTTAGCGACTATAACGAAATTCAAAATGCTAAGTCTAGAAAAGATAGAGAAGTTGATCCTGAAGCTTTTGCTCGTTCGTTAGAAGCGTTGCTTTAATTATTCATAAATTAAAAGCGAAATTTTATGGAAAGGAGGAAAAATATGGAAACAATTGAAGGTTATCGCTTTTCAATTGATCTTGACGATCATGGAATGTCACGTTCTCTTCAAGTATTAGCACGGGAAGCTACAACTCTTAAGCGAGTAATGCATGCTAATTTTGAAGAAAATATGTCAATAGGTAACAGCTTTGGTGCTTTATCAGATAAAGTTAGAGATATAAAAAATGCAACAGAAGCATATCGCATTGCAATTGAAGGTGCTAAACGTGATATGCAAGATATGCCACAACATATTAGAGAAGCTCGTGAAGAATACAAGAAATTAAAAGAAGAAAAGAAAGAAAATACTGAAGAAGGCAAGAAACTTGCTGCTCAAATACATGATGAGGAAGGAAAAATGCTTTCTCTTGTAAACAAGCAAGAAAATTACCGAAATCAGATTTCAAGGTTAAATCGACAATTAGCAGAAGCTAAGCGTCAACAGGCTTTATACAACGAATCTTTAGAAAAATATCGTTCTGTTAGTGCTGGAGCCTTTAATGCTATGAATAGTTATGATCGAATGATGGAACAAATGGGACTGAAATCGGTCACAACTGGTCAAAAAGTTAAGCTTCTTACTAATCAGCACAGGCTATTATCACGCCAAAGTGAGTTAGAAGTCGCTCAAACAAAGCGGCTACAAAATACTTTGCAATCATTGCAAACAAAGTATAATGCTAACGCTTCTACAATGAGAAGAATTTCTAATGAAAATAAGACTACTAGCGATGAATATAATAAATTAGCTAAAACACAAACAATATTAAGATCACAAATAGCTCGAACAACAGAAGATCTACAAAAACAAACTGCTGCTTCTGCAAAAACTGCTGGGGAAGTAGCAAAATTACGTTCAACTATTAACTCAATTGGAACTGGTAAATTAGGTTCTGTTGCACGTGCTTTTACTAATATTGATGCTAAAGTACGTATGTCAACATCACATACACGAGCTTGGGCTAATTCTTTACGTGGTGGGTTAATCACAGCTGGTATTGGCATGACAACTTTTGGATTAGGACTTGGTAAGGCTGTACAAATGTCCGCTAACTTGCAGCAATCATGGATTACTACAAGTAATTTATTACGGTTTGGTGCTAAAAATACTAGTGAAGCTGCAAGCGAAGTTAGAAAAGTTGGTGACATGCAGCGAGATGCAACTAAGTTTTCTAAAGAGTATGGTTACTCTCAAAAGGATATTGCAGATCAATATACCGAATTAGTTAAGCGTGGTTATTCTGCTGGACAATCCGTTGGATCTATGAAGTCAATGCTAGAAGCCGCTCGTGCTTCTAGTGATGATTATGGGGATGTTGTACAAAATGTTTCAAATGTGTTAGATGCATTTAATCTGCGCCAAAATAAAACTTCGGCACAGGTTATTAGTAATTCAAAACGTGTTACCAATGCGATGGCTTATGCTGCCGATATGACTGCAACAGACTTCAAGAGTATGGGTGAAGCAATGCATTATGTATCTGCTTCGGCTAGCCAGTCTGGTCAATCAGTAGAGTCCACTACAGCGGCATTAGGTGAATTAAGTAATGCTGGGTTAGAAGGATCTATTGCTGGTACAGGTTTACGTAAAGTCTTAAACAGTTTGCTTTCTCCAACAGACTCTGCAACAGCGGCGCTAAATAAATATGGTATGACTATGGATGACTTTAAGACTAAAAAGGGTGCTCTTAAACAGCTTCCTGATATTATGAAAGTTATCAATAAGCATACTGAAAATCTTAGCAAAGCTGATCGTGGAGCATTCTTTAAGGCTGTCTTTGGTACGACAGGGCAAAATGCAGCTATGATTTTGTCACAAAGTGCTTCTAAAATGCAGGAATTAGTTAAAGCTGAAGAGAAAGCGGAAAAGACTAACTATGTCCATCAGTTAGCTGAAAAGAATATGCAATCCACCCAAATGCAGATGAAAAAACTGCAAATGAATATACAAGATTTAGCCATTAACCTTGGAAATAAATTACTTCCTGCTGTTAATAAGGTTGCTGAGGGTTTTGGAAAATGGGTTGCATCTAAACAAGGTCAGCACAGTATTGAGAATTTTTCAAAAGCCGTCGAAGGATTTGCAAACGGGATTGCTAAACATTCTAATTCCATCCTTAGTTTTTTAGGAGGATTTTCTGACGGACTTATAACAGTTGGAAAAGTAGCAATTCTTCCTATTAAATTAATCGATTCACTGACACGTAGTATTGCAAAAGTTACCGGTCATTCAGGAGCGGTTTCTCGATTTTTTGGAATTGTTACCGGTGGAATTGTAGGAATCATTGCAGTAATGAAAATTCTACATACTGCAATTTCAGGAATAAATGCTGTTCGAGATGACATGAAGAGTATTGGTATTTTACGAAGTACATCTTCTCAATTAGAAACACAAAATAGTCTTTATGAACGAATGATTCAGCTTCAAGAGCATTCTCTTGAAATTAGTGAAGCTCAAGCCCGTCAACAAGGGATTAATACAGAAAATCTTGGAAAAACAACTGCTACTGAGAATGCAGAAAATATTGCTTCAAATATACCTAATAGTGAAAAGAAAGTTGCTACAAATAAAAGTGTTCAAATTCAGCCTTATCTTGATGAAACTAAGACATCTAGAGTTGGTAATTGGTTTAAAAATAAATTACCATCTTTTGGTGCCAAAGGTGGAGAGATGGCTGGTACCAAAGTATCAACAGGATTTTTAAGTAAATTCAGGGCGTTACCAGAAATGGTTAAGGGAACTGGTATTTTTAGCAAAATTATGACCATTGGTATGAATGCTTTTGCAGCCTTTGATATGGCTAAAGGTATTATGAATAGTCTTACTGATTCTAAAGCCCGAGGAAGATATAAGTCTGCTGGTAAAGTTATGGCAGAAGGTATTGGGATGTACTTAGGTGGCCCAATGACTTCTCAGATTGCAGGATTTGCTACTGATTGGGCTTATACTATTGTTGATAACTTCAAAAAAGGCTGGAATGGATACACTAAAGGTTATAAGCCTAAGGGAATAACTGCTACAATTGGCTGGGACTTTAAGAACGCTACTCGTCAGTATAATAACTTTATTGCTGGAATTGAAAAAAAGCATCCAAAAGTTGCTGCGGTTTTTCGTTGGGTACGTGGCGTTTGGACAACTTCATTCGCAGAAGTTAAGTTCTTTATCCGCAATATGCACAATGGTTTTAAAATGGCTGCAGATGCTATTTCTGATATTTTTAAGGGCCGTTGGGGACAAATTATTAAAGATTGGCATAAAGACAATGATAATTTAACCAAGGGAATTAAAAGTGATTGGAAAGGATTCTTTGATTGGTTTGGTAAGAATCGACATAAGGTAGCCCTTCATAAGCCAACTAAATCTCAAAGTAAAGAAACATCTTCTAAAAAATCATCTGTAAAGTCCCTTGGAAATACTCGGTATTCTTCCACAGATGTTAAAAATCTAAAGTCAATGACTTCTCAGATAGGGTCATATGAAAAAGCTCTTAAAGGACTAAAGTCAGTTATTAAAAGCAACGACCCAACGTCTGAACTTAGACATATGAACAAAGAACTCAAAGTAGCTTCTTCAAATTGGGGTAAAGTAGCTAAACCAATTAAGAAAATTGGGGATGCATTTAAGTATCTTTCAAAATTTTCTAACTCTATGTCTAAAAAAGATGCTTTTGCAGCTTTAAATAAGGATTTACCAAACTTAGATAATACAATTAAAAAGTATGGTAAAAGTTTAACAAAGAATATTAATAGTTTAGGAAAGACTCTAAACAAAAACCACCTACAAAAACCCCTTGCTAAGCTTGATAAGCAAATTAAGACTTCTACAAAAACGTGGAAAGGTTTTAGTACTCCTGTTAAATCTTTAGCGAAGTCGTTTAAAATACTTCAGAATGCTACCAAAACAATGACTGATAAAAAAGGTCTTGAAGCTTTAACTAAAGGCTTTAAGGATTTGAATAATGGCCTTAAGAAACAAACAATTGGTAAGAACTTAAAGAATCTATCTAAAGAAATTACCAAATCTAAAATAGTTAAAAGCTTTACTTCGATGGATAAAAGTATTAAAAGTTCTGCCAAATATTGGAAATCATTAGCCAAGCCAATTCAAGTGGCAGCTAAATCCTTTAATACTTTGCAAAAATCCGTAAAGAATTTAGATGGTAAGAAATCTGGCTTTACACAACTTAATAAAGATATTAAGACACTTACTACTACTTTAAGGAAAAACAACTTTGGCAAGATGATTGCTGATCAAGCAAATATTGCTAATAAGGCGATGAGTGGCAAGAAATCTGGCTTCGTTAACGAATTTAATCGTCAAACTAAATCAATGAACAGAGCTCTTAATTCATTTAGAAGAACTTTTGAGAAAGATTGGAAAGCAACATGGACAAATTTAGATAATCCTGTTCGACGTAATCTTAGCGAAGCTTATAAATCAGAAACTAATCATTTAGATAGCATGGAAAATAAACGTTCAAAGTTTAGTAGCTCATTTCTTAAAGGATGGAATAGTTGGATTGACAGTGTTGTAAATAATTTCCGCAAGGGATTCAGTAAATTACCAAACTATGCTGAATCTGCAATGAAAGATATTGTGAGTCGATTAAATAAGGGGATTAACGGAGTTAATAAAGTTATCAGTGACTTTGATGGTGACAAGAAATTATCAGCTATTAGTTATGCTAATGGTACTAAAGGTGGTCATCCAGGAGGCCATATGCTTGTTAACGATAGTAATCGACCACATTGGAAAGAACTTGTTAAATTCCCTGGTAAAGACTGGACAATGTTTGATCAAAAGAATGTTCTCATACCAAACGCTCCACAAGGAACAACTGTTATAAATGGTGAAGCAACGCATAAGATTATGTCTTCTGTAGGAATATCTCACTATGCTGATGGTACAGATGATAGTGATGAAATAGTTGAAAAATTAGAAAAGAATCCGTTGGCAACATTGAAGAGCATTTTCTTTAAATCAACCAGTTTTTCAGGCTCTCCAGTAGTTACTGATCTTGGTACAGCTATCGCGTATGGATTCTTAAATGCCATTAAAGATAAAATGAAAGAAATGGCCAAGGATGCTGAAGATGCTAATTCTCCTGCTGGTACAATGAGTAAATCAGCTTTTAGAAAAGCAGCAGAACGAGCAGCAGCTTCTATGCATCAGTCATTATCTGCAGGAGATATTGCGCGTTTATACTGGCAAGCTATGGTTGAATCAACAGTCAACCCGGCTCAAGGAGGAGGGATTGATGATCATGATGGGACAGGTCGTCCTATTGGATTATTTCAATTTAAGCTTTCTACTTGGAATGCAGCTGTTAGAGCAATGGGAGGACGACATAGAAATATTCATTCTGCGGTTGACCAGATAGCAGCAGTATTGGCTGATCGGACTTGGAGATCAGATCTTGCTCCAATTGGAACAAGACGAGGCTGGACGCCACATGGATACGCTAACGGCGGTATTGTTAGTATGAATCAACTTGTTAATGTTGCTGAGGGTAATATGCCGGAAGCAATAATTCCTTGGGATATCAATAAGCGTCCTAGAGCGCTTAATATTATCAACCAAACACTTGATCATATGGAAAGAGATGGTGGTGGAACAGGAAATATTAAGCGTATTAGTAATGAAAATGATGATAAATTCAAAGATAACGTTATTGCTTTATTAGGTCAGATTGCCGGTTTCAGCAAGCAACAAATTGATGCCATTCTAGCTAATAGAAAAAATGATATTGTTTCACGTCGCAAGAGGGCACAATTCTATAATGACTATGGTAAAGATCAAAAGCTTAATGATTATATGAATTATTAGGAGGTGAATTGTCTAGTGCAAAATCCACAATTATATTTAAAAATTGGCGATCAGCCAGAATTTAATATTGCAGATAAGGTACAGGGGTTAAAATATTTAGGCGATAATTCAACCCCAACAATTAATAACTCTTATCTTGATGTTTCTGGTATAGATGGTAGTATTTTGCAATACTCAACCTTTTCTCGATATCAGATTGTTGCAAATTTCTTTTTAAGATTTTCTGATTGGCAAGACTTCAAACTTGCTAAACATCAATTTTATCGAATCTTCGGTCAACGTAAATTAATAAGAATGCGAACGGACGTGGAATCTTCCATCGTCCGTTTTGTTTACCCAAATTTGCCTGAAATAAAGCCAAGCCAAGACTATGCTCATGATGCGTTAATTACAATGAACTTTGATAATCCATCGGGCTATCGTTATTCTCTCTATCGAAGTGATGGGACTTATAGCAATGATTTAGATGGTGTGCAGTTTGGTATGAATCTTCATGAAAACGAAGATCAATATAACTATCATTTCACCACAAATAATTTTAGGGTCTATAACGCTAGTGACATTCAAGTAGATCCATTCGGACAGAAACATGACTTGAAAATAATTTCTAAGTTTAAGGGTAATTCCATGAAGATCACTAACAACACAAATGGAAGTGAGTGGTCATATACAAAAGCTTCTAACGGTGAAGAAAGTATTGTTTTGGATGGAATTAACACTACCTTAAATGGAACCCCTGCTAGTGCAAATACAGACTATGGAAACATTATTCTGGATACAGGTTGGAACGATATCGCTGTTACCGGTGCAGACAGCGTAGACATCACATTCAGCTTTCCGTTTATCTATCTATGAAACCTAGAATTAATGAAAAGGTCAGAGTTAAAGGCATTGGACGCACCGAAACCGAGCCTCTTAACTGTATTGATCCAGATTCGTTTTATATTGATTGGGAAGCCAATTCGACCTGGAGCCTGCAATTTACGGCTCATAATGACCACTCGTTTGCCTATTCAATGTTAGATAGCCAAGCATCAATCTTTTTCGATGGTCAAGAATACATTATTAAGCAGGCGGAACCGGATGCTAATGGTGGGGTAGACTCGATTGATATTGTCGCCACCCATGTTTACTTTGAAATTGCCCGGTTACGCAAGTATAAGGCCTACATTGATCCAGCCGATGCGGATAAACAAACCGATGTTAAAGTCTACGGAAGCACGCAAACGGACAATGACTCTGGAAGTGATTCTGGAGATGATAGCGATGATACTGATCCAAATGCCCAAAAGAACGTTACAACTACTACTAACGGGAACACCACAACTAAAACTACTGTTACTAAAACAGATGAAACTAAGTCGGATTCCGAAGATGAAAACCAAGTTACCTATCATATTGAAGATGTCTTAAAGCATTGGATTGATGGGAATAACCTTGGCTTTACTTACCAGGTAATTGGTGATTTTCCCACTGCCCAAATTGAAGAACTTGCTGATGGTAGTGGTACTGACATGCTAAGCAAGATTACCGATCATTGGCCTAATGCTGTCATCTATCCGGACAATAAAAACATTCGGGTGTATGCACAAGATCAATTCTACAAAGACTATGGCAACCGCCTTGACTATGAATACAACACCACTGAATTTAAGTGGACGTTTGATTCGACTAGTCTTACTAATGAAGTTATGTGTATCGGTGGGAAGTATTCGATTGAAACTCAGGTAGATACTTCAACTAGTGGGGATGATAGTCACGGTTCTGGTGGTGCTGGCGCGGATAAGGTCGTCAACGATGCCAAGCAGTACCTCGGAGTGCCGTACGTGTGGGGCGGTGCCGGTGGTGCTCGTGGTGGTGATCCGCATAGCGGGATGGACTGCTCTTCCTTTGTCAGCCAGGTCTACAAAGATATGGGTATTAATATCCCGGCTTATACAGTTGCAATGGAGCCATATGGTAAACAAATTGATCGATCACAAGTGCAAACTGGTGACATGGGATTTTATGGTTCGCCTGGCGGTTCATATCACATCTGTATGGCGTTGAATAACAGTACGATGATTTATGAACCACGCCCAGGCCAATCTTGTATGACCCAATCGATTGATTCTTATCCGCCAACCTGGTGGGAACGTAATGATCAAATGGCTTCAATTGTCGCTGGTGATAGCGATAGTGGTGGCGATACGACTTCGGAAAGTTCTTCATCGACATCTAGCGAGTATTATTATTTTGCTCCCTTTATGTATCGTGATGAAGAATCAATTAAGAAGTACGGCGAATATCCAGCTGAACCGATTGAAGATGGTCGTTTTAGTGATAAAAATGCGATGTCTGATTATGCCAAGACGAAAATTCAACCCGATCCAGCATTATCATTAGAAGTTACGACTTATTCGAGTTTCAAGCCGGTTGCTGGTGATATGATCCATATCATGGTTAAAGAACAATCAATCTGTACTAATGAAGCAGTAGTTGGCTTTAACTGGTATCCATATAGTGCTACCAATCCAACTTCCGTCACGCTTAATAGTAATTCGCAAAATATCTTAGATTACCAGCACTCACGCCAAGTTGCGTTAACTGATGCTATTAATTCTGTTCGACAAGACGCACAAAAAAGTATTGAAGCTTCTAGTCAAGCCAACCAAATCGGCGGTGACAAGAAGCTTTTTACTTGGCTCAAGGAATATGCGGGGTGATTGATGATGGATATCTGGGATTGGATTAATTATCTGGCAAAAGGATTGAAGAAAGTTGCTAACGAATCACAACAAAATTATCAACAAGTTCATGCATATATCGATGGTCACGATCAAGAAACCTTGAACCAAGTAACCGAAATTGTGCATGATGCAATTAAATTAAAATCTCCCAATGGCACAATTTACGAAATCACTATTGGAGACGATGGAATTATTAATAAGAAGAAAGTCGGTGAGTAAATGGAATTAGAGACACAATTAAATGCTTCGGATCGTAATACCCGAGCCATCATCGGCAATAATTTTCAAAAGATTCAAGAAGAGGATAGTAAAGACGATTTAGCTTTTGAGAAATTTCAAAAAGATACCAACACTCGTCTCGACCAACTCGAACAAGAAAAAGCCACGCGAGATGAACTAAAAGATGTTCAAGAAACGTGGAAAAAGAAAATTGAGCATGTAGCTTTAGGGACCGATTATGAAACGGTCGAACAAGCTGTCATGCAGATTTTGAAAGAGAAAGGAATGATTTAATGTCACAAACTTTAACTTATGTGATCGGTCAAGGCCGGCGTCCGCATGTTGACAATGTGCAAGACTTCAAAGTTAACTTTGATGGCAGTAATACTAACTGGGTCCAAGCACGTCAGTATGAGCGAAGTATGCGTCAAGTCTTTGTCAATATCAGGAACGAAGACGGGACGCCCCTAGACTTAACCGGCTGCAACGTCTGGTTTGAAGGTTTACTTCCGAAGAATTCCGCCGGCGACTTCCGGGTAATTGATGACAAAGGTTACGTTGCCCTTGACCCAACTGCCGGCCGTTTCCGTTTCGACATGCCTGGTCATGCCTTCACGGTCGCTGGTTCTTATCGCCAAGCCTTTTTCCGCATTCTTAAAGACGGCAACTCTATCACCACCTTGGAATTCGACCTCGATGTCCTTGCCGATAAGGTCATTGATGGTTTGGTGCCACGAACGTATCTTTCGCCATTAGAAGACATTCTTGCTCAGGCTGAAACAAATCTTCAACAAGATAAGGCAAACCTTCAAAAAAATGTTGATGATTTTAAGACTCAAGCCCAAGCTGCTTGGAATGAATTGAATCAGTTAGGAACTTCCACTAAGGATAACTTAAATGATGCTTTAACGCGATTACAAAATCTTGAGACGCAAATTAAAGGCGACAACTTATTTACCCAATCCCAAGCCGATATGTTTAAACAAGCAATTCAAGAATTATGTAATAACTGGATTGATGAAGTAAAAAATGCTCGAGGCGGTTACGGAACCTTATCTGAAAAAGAAATCGCTCAAGATAACAATATCAATACTGCCCAAAAGACTGCAGACCAAGCGGTTAATCAAAATGTTACCCAAGACGCACAGATTCAGATCAATAAAGATGATATTGCCAACATTCGAGAGAACTTGCCGTCATATGCAAAAGCCTCCGATGTAGCGATTATGCAATCGCGAATGGATACTTATACGCACTTAGCCAACGGCTCAACAACTGGTGATGCCGAACTTGCTGATTTGCGAATTGGGGCAGATGGAGTTACCTATGGTAACGCTGGAGATGCAGTACGGTCACAGTTTGATGTTCAACATCGCTTGATTGATGATGTATCCCGAACTAACAATCGTTATGATATTGAGATTGGACCGATGGAAAAGGGACAAATTGATACGGTAACTGGTAAAGATGTAGCGGACGATAGCGGTAGTATCTATCGTACTGGGTTCATTCCAGTTTCAAAACCTTCAGTCTTAGTAAGAGCGCTAAAGGGCGGAGCCGTTGCGTTATTCATGTACGATAAAGCTCAACACTTGTTGGGTTGGTATGGTGGTTATTGGGAGCAAGAGACTAAGGAAGGATATCAAGACCTAGCTTATATCCGTTTTACTCTTAAAGGCGCCAATCAAGCAGGTACGGAAGTTGTCCCTAATGGTGTTATCACGAATGACATTATTGGTGGAATTAAGCTATATAACTACAGCGAACGTTCCAACATTATCAATGTTCGCGAATGGGGAGCGCAAGGAGATGGCTTGAATAATGACGGCTTGATTATCAATGCTGCTTTCCAAATTGCTTCAAAGCGTTCAGCAACTGTCTATATTCCAGCAGGAACTTATCGGCTTGACAGCACGATTCCAACCGTTTCAAATGTCAAAGTAATTGGCGATTGGTCTGCTTCTGATTATAGCTCTGGAACCATCTTAGTTGATAATCGTACAAGCGATCTAAGCACATTCTGTATTAGTTTTAGCGGAAAGTTTGATATTTCTAACTTTGCACTGATTGGCAATAAAAAGCTTGCTAATGGACTTGCGCTACTGAACGGTGGTTGGGATTCCTATATCAAGAACGTGACAGTGATGCAGTTTTATAAAACGGGAGTTCAATTTGACAAAGGCGCTGAAGATATTCACGTTGATGGATTGTTCATCAATAATTGTGGATCAGTTCAGTATCAAGCAAACGGCGACTATCATTACGGACTAGAGCTTACCAATAACACTAATCAGCTCTTCTTCAACAACTGTCATATTGAACATTGTCGCTTGTTGATTGGTATTCATGGAGCTAATAGTATCTCCTTTACCAACTGCCATATCGAACAATCAACTGTTGGACTGGATCAAAATATTCCATTGTCACCAATCGATCATGTCGGAAGTTCTGATATTCTTTGGAATAATAACCTTTTGGTTAGTATCAATAAGGCGGCTTACACTAACGTTTCCGCTAATCCAATGCCATTTATCAATTACAGTCGTGGGACTGGAACCCCTGATTATTTTGTCAGCGGTTCATTTATTAATAATGCATTCATTACTGGAATGGGTTCAGGTGACGCAAAATCAACTGGGATTGTCTCAGCGCAATTCATTGATGCAACTGGACCAAATAAGGTAATTATTAACGGTAATAAGTTCAGCAACGTATCGCAAGATGACGGGATTAAATTAGGAAGCCGTTCAATCTTTACAACCAACCACGTTGTTTATGCAACCGATGCCGGTCAAACAATCTTTACTGCGCAAGACAGTATTGTTGCTAACAACATTTTTGACCTAAAAGATAATCATACGATGGCGATTACTAATTCAAAGAATAGTAATAATGCTTACTATGATGCTAATGGTAAAGAAATCGAGGTGTAAGCAATGAAGCAAGTATATACTTTTGATGAAGATGGTTATTTCAACGGTTCTAAGCAAGTGGACGATAATTACAAATTATCAGCAAACGAAACCTTTGATAAACCTAAGTATGCAACAAAAGGAACAACTAAACGTGAAAATGGCCAATGGGTTTACTCAAATCCAGAGTCAATCGTTGAAGAAAAAGAAGTGGACAATCCTTCGGATCCAATGGAGATAAAGCCATCTGAAAATCAGCGATTTGACTCAAGCGTTATGAAGCAACTAATGCAATTGCAATTAGCTGATAAGCAACAGAATACAACGATGGCTACACTTACTAAGCAATTGATGGCTTTACAATTGAAAGGAGCGAATTCTTAATGTTTCAACAGTTCAAGGATTGGTACGAGATGGGACTTTTTACCGTTCAAGATGAACGAAATGGTGTTCTCACTGGTTGGATTACTAAGGACGAATATAAACAAATCACAGGTCAAAATTATGATACGGTAGCTCAAGCGCAAACAGTTTAATAATATTTGTTCATTGCTTCTAGCTATTCCAGCGCTAGTTAATTGCTCTATAAGACTGGAAAAATATGAGCAAAGCAATAATTATGTCGCCACTGAAATACACAATACATAAATAAGCCTCACTCAAACGAGCGGGGCTTTTATTATGGGCGGCTTTTACATATAGGAGGTGAGGCAATGCACCATCAATTTTTTGGCCTATTCATTGACGAATGGGCTTCATTAGTTGCTATTGGCGGAAGTTTAGGAACAGCAATTGCATTAATCATGCGGGCTGTCTTGCTACCTCTTAAAAATAGCATTGATAACTTAAATCAAACAATTAAAACGCTAGGTGATTCAACTAAAGATAACGCTCACCGAATTGATAAACTTGAAGACCGTTTTGAAGAGCATCTTGGTGAAGCCAAAGTACGTAATCAAAAAATTAGTGCTTTGGAACATGAAGTATTCAATCATAAAAACTAGGAGGAACAAAACAAATGAACGTCATTAACGAAATTCCATCATATTTAATTACGGTTACCGCTTCGGTAGCCTTTTTTATTGCCTTGAAACTAATGCAAAACTTTATTCATGCCAAAGTCATCCATGCCAAAACCGAAACCTCCCGTGCTGCTTGGTCTTGTGCTGCTCAGCTTGCGGATAACGCGGTAGCTTCTTTAGCCGGCAAAGACATGGCTGGTCATGAGAAATTCCGCCAAGCAACGGATATTGTCCAACAAGCGCTCAAACAACAAGGAATTAAGAATATCGACCTCAACGCTATCGAGACCCTTGTCCAATCAGCTTATGAAAAGTCTGCATTGACACCCACCGTTGATCCGACATCGCAAGCACAACCAACTAAAGCTGCTACAATTCCAGCCGGCCAAGCACCAGCAATCGATCCAATGAAAGAGGAAAAATAATATGCGTAATCAATTTATCGATGTTTCAAGCTATCAACCAGATACTGTTGCCTTTTTCCAAGCTGCTAAAGCTCAAGGGGCATTAGGGGTCGTCGTTAAGTTAACAGAAGGGTCCGAAGACGGTTCAGCTTATGTTAACCCACGTGCGGCCACTCAAATTCGTAATGCCTTAGCAGTTGGCTTGCGCGTTTCCTGTTACCACTTTGCTCGTTATACATCAGTGACCGATGCACAAAATGAAGCGCGGTTCTTCGTTAAGATTGCTAAGCAGTTCGGCATGTATGACGATACGCTCATGATTGATGATGCAGAAGTTCATTCTGTCGCAGATTATCAATCAACTTCATTAGCATTCCTCCAAGAAGTAGAAGCTCTCGGTTACAAGAATACTGGGATTTACTCCATGAAGTCCTTCTTCACTGGTGGCATTCTTAATTCACATGGCTTTGATTCCCGGAAGATTTGGATTGCCGGTTATGGGGTTACTGAACTAGGGATTGATAATGCAAGCGCTTGGCAATATTCTGATCATAGCATCATGGGAATTGATACCAGTTATGACTTTGATGGCGCCTTTACGACCGGTTCAGTATCAGGCAATGTTCCGCAAGTTGTTATTCCAGAACCTAAGCCGGTGCAACACGTCGGCCATCCAGCAAGCGGAACCTACATTGTCCAACCAGGTGATACGTTGAGTGGGATTGCAGAAAAATACGGAACCACTTACCAGAACCTCGCAGCAATCAATGGTATTGGAAATCCAAATATGATCAATGTTGGTCAAGTCCTCAAAGTCACCGGAAAAGCATCAAACGAAAATACTTACTTTGTTCAATCGGGCGATACGTTATCCGGAATCGCCACCAAATTCGGTACCACTGTCTCTGACCTCGTGAGCCGTAATCACATTGCTAACCCGAATGTGATCTACGTTGGTCAAAAACTTTACTTAGCCGGCAACGGACAATCCAATGCTTACACCGTCCAGAGAGGGGATACCCTAAGCGGAATTGCGGCTAAGTTTGGCAAGACCTGGCAAACATTAGCGCAAAAGAACGGAATCGCAAATCCTAACGTAATTTATGTTGGTCAAACAATTCAGATTTAA